AGCCACTGCAACTGTTGAATCGCAGGATGGAGCCACCTATACGGTGACTGCATACGCTCGTGAGCCTGAATTTAAGAAGGGCATGGACGATTCGCAGATTACCGGCACTGCAAGCAGCTACGCTAGAAAGTACGCTCTGAACGGTCTGTTCTGCATTGACGATACGAAGGATGCTGACACGGACGAGTACCAGAAGCAGACCACAAGCAGAGCGAACAAGCCTGTGCAAAAGCAAGCGGAAGCAGAAACCATTCCCCCGTGCGCTTGCTGCGGAAAGCAGTTGCAGCCTATTCAGTACAACAACCGCACCGTATCGCCGCTGGAAACCGCAAGAAGCACGAAGAAACGTTTTGGGCGTGTCCTGTGTTGGGGCTGTGCCCAGAAACAGCCGAAGGAGGGCTAAACAATGCTTAACTCTATCGCAATTCAGGGGCGTCTGGTTCACACGCCTGAAGCTAAGGTCACGAAGTCTGGCAAGGATGTTTGTACGTTCAGCATTGCTTGCGACCGCCAGAGTGGCGGTCAGAAGGAAACCGACTTCTTTAACTGCACCGCATTTGGCAATACGGCACTGTTCGTTTCCAAGTGGTTCCAGAAGGGCAGCCTGATTCTGGTGACTGGCAGCATCCAGACCCGGAAATATATCGACAAGCAGGGAAACAACCGCACCGCAACGGAAATCATGGCGAACAAGGTTGACTTTTGCGGTGGAAAGTCTGACGGCAAGCCTGCCGATCGGGCGCAGGATGCGCCGCAAAATTACTCTCAGGGCAACACGGACGACTTCTCTGTGATTGACGACAGTTCTGATCTCCCTTTTGACTAACGGTTACGCTACCGGGACAAAAGGCGAACCGCCTACCTTATATAAGAGCTGCGCTATCTGGCTGGACGGGCGTTTGGAAATATGAAAGTGTTGATTGCCTGCGAGGAATCGCAAGAAGTGTGCAAAGCGTTTCGCGCAAAAGGCCACGAAGCCTATTCCTGCGACCTGATTAAGCCGTCCGGCGGGCATCCAGAATGGCATATTCTCGGTGACTGCCTAAAGGCTATCGAGGGAGGGCAGGTCGTGACCATGGACGGAACCGTGCATGACGTGCCCCGCTGGGACATGATTATCGCATTTGTCCCCTGCACAAAGACGAGCAACGCGGGAGCAAGACACCTGTACAAGGGAGGAAAGCTCAATCTTTCCCGGTATTATGAGGGATTGTGCGGCAAGGCGCTTTTTCTTGCCGTGTGGGCGGCAGATTGCGAAAAAGTGGTGATTGAGAATCCTACCCCCAGCAAGATTTTTGATTACCCAAAGCCTACGCAGGCAATCCAGCCCTACGAGTACGGACATCCGTACAGCAAGAAAACGCTACTATGGGAGCGCGGTGTACCGCCGCTGCACCCGACAAACATCGTAGAACCTACCGCGACATGGTGCCCGTCTGGATCTTACTCGCATAAGCATGGTGAGCAGCATAAGGGAATGTTTACCACTGACCGTGCAAGGAACCGTGCAAAGACTTTTCCGGGCGTGGCAAATGCAATGTCCGAACAATGGGGGTAAAACAATGATTACCTGTTGTCTCAACTGCACATCACGCTGCACAGCCTGCCACGACACTTGCGAGAAGTACAAGGCAGAGAAAAAAGACTTCGAGGAGCGCAAGGCGTTCGTGCATGAACTGAACCACAGCCAGAGCGTGTACCACCGCAACTACGAGGACAAGCACCGGGAACGTGGCAAGAAACGGTTTCTCGGAAGTGAATTTAGAGGTGAACGAGGATGAACGAATGGAGAGAAACGGCAAAGAACCCTCCGACAAAGAAAGATACTGGCAAAAATGAGATGTTTGTTCTTTCGGTATATTTTTCCGAAAGACAGCATAAATGGCGCATATCTCAGGAATCGTGGCTGCTTGTGGCATCGCTTCCTGATGAGCACCCGTTTTGGATGCCGTTGCCTGATTTGCCGAAAGAATTAGAGCGTGTAAACAGGGGAATCGACGTATGAACACCGGCAAGCAGTTTGAAGCAGACTTCAAGGCATCCGTCCCATCCGATGCGTGGTGCTATCGCCTGAAAGACAGTGCTACCACCTACTACGGCGGCAATGAGAACCTATCCTTTTCCATCGACAACATCTGCGACTTCCTTGTGTACCGATACCCGATGAACCACCTGTTTGAGCTGAAAACCATTGAAACGCCCTCTATCCCTCTGGAAAAGGTGTTCGGCAAGTACGACAAGGCAAAGTGCAAATACCGCAAGGAAAAGCACATCACGGATATGGTGGATGCAATGGCGTACAGCGGCCAGACCGCCCATGTGATAGTCAATTACCGGGCAGTCAACCGCACCTTTGCAATCCCTGCCAGCAAGGTTCTGGCGTTCCGTTACAACGAGAGCCGGAAAAGCATCCCTTGGCAGTGGGCAGAACAAGAGGGGATAGAGGTCAAAGCAAAAAGGCTGCGTGTCCATTGGCGGTATGACGTGGATAAGCTGCTAAAGAGATTGGAGAAAGAACATGAAAAAATGGACTAAAGAACTTCTGGAAGAAAGCGGATACAAAATCAAGAACGCACAAATTGAAAGCGTTCGTCTTACTATGGCAGACCACGGGGTTTTAACTTCCGATTTAGTACTTAATGGTCATGGATGGGGCGTTTGCTATGGTGGGTATGTTCTCGGCAAGGGCTATCTTGGTAGCAAAGATTTTGAGGGATACGGCTCTGGCATGGAAGCAATTATGCGAATCATGGACACAGTTGGCGTTGAGGAATACGGTCAGATGAAAGGAAAGTATGTTCGCGTCGCCACAAAAGGTCTTGGAAGCTCTGTAAGAATCATCGGAAATATTTTGGATGATAAGTGGTTTGATTACGAATCTTTCTTTGCAGATAAAAAGGATGAAGAAAATGACAATGGTATGTGATAGGTGCGGCGAAACGTTTACGTTTGAAGAATGGAATAAATGGAACAAAATGAATGGGAAAATTGAAGTTCGGCCAATAATCGGCGGGGAAGAAGGGTGGAGCATTCTTCTTTGCCCCTCTTGCATGGCAAGTCCGCCGAAAGAGACGGAATCTTGATTTATAACAGGTACATGGAAAAGGTTATCAAAATCGAAGATGAAAAAGAAGCCCGCTGGCTCTCTCGCCTTGAAGCAAAGGAGGATAAAAATGGCTGAATACCATGTTGGATGTGGGATGTTTGGAAACATCTATGCAGGAACGATGATGAAGCAGCGGAAAGATGGATTGCAGTTATGGAGAAGCAAGTCTGATGTGACCGATGAAGCAGTTTCCGCTGTTCTGTCTCATTTTATTACTGAAATGGAGTGTTCAGACAAGACGAAGCTCGAAAAGGTGTGGGGCGTTATTGGAAACAAGAAGCTAAAAGTTACATTCGAGCTTTCAGCCAATAAGGAGCAGTCGGATGAATAAATTCGAAAACTGCCCCTCGAAAAAGAGCTGAGAGAAAGGTGGAGCTAACAATGTTTGAATTTGCAACTCGCTGGCTGGTCTGCCTAGTCCTGCTGGCGATGGTAGTTCAGTCCGAACGGACAATCAAAAACATGGCAGACAACCTGTTTGAAAAACGGCAAGCAATGCTCGTCTGGCTGTTCGTCAACGTGTGTCTGGTCGTTTGTACGGCTGTTGTGATGGGGTGGAAATGATGATTCAGGATATCAACATGATAGGGCGTGAAAGGCTGGCTTTTCTGTATGGCCTTTATAGTGGCTGTGCGAAATCCGAAACTGAGCTTAATACCAAAGGCATTTATCAGAAAATCGCTTCTGAGTTAGCTTGGTGTTTGGGATTCAACGAGAACAACAGCAAATGCTATGAGATGAATGAGGAATAACCAATGGACAACGAACTTTACTGCCCGATGAAGATGACCAGCAATCCACTTGGTCGGTGCGTATGCGAGAAAGAAAAGTGCGCTTGGTGGCGGCAGTTGGATAACTGCTGTTCTATCTGGCAGATTGCACAGAAGCTGGACAGCATCGAAAAGAAGATGAAGAGGTGAGAGTGTGAAAAAGCGAATTTACCTTGTTCTCGAAACCGAAGCAGACGAGGATGACAAGAGCATCCGTAGCGATATTGAGCAAGAACTTGGGATGGCTACGCATTATTTTGAAATCTGCTCTTATAGCGAAATCGGGTTTGAGGGCTTGTGGAGAAGCACATTTGAGCAACCACCTAAGAAAGAAGATGCAGATGAAAACGGCTATGTGATGGCGATTGCCGGACCGATCACAAAGTCCGATTGCGTAGGTTATCCATATAAATGGTTGTGGAATGGCGTTGCAAAGCATCCATACGCATACCCTGTTTGGAAGCCCATCAAGGAGGCTTGATACATGGCAACACCCCCGAAGCGTGGTCGTGGCAGACCGCCGCTGACCGAAGCTGAAAAGAAAAAGCGTGAGAAGCGGGCGCAAAAGGCGAAAGAAGAAGCCGCTGCGAAGCGCGAGAAAGAGCGTGAGAAGAAGAAACAACAGATGCTTAACAAGCGGAAATCTATCCGATCACAGGTGAGTAAAAAGGTGAAAGAACAACAGGAGTTAGCAATTGAGAAGTCGAAGATGATGAACACGGGCGATTTGCAGTCGAGAATCGGTGATGAAGAGGACAAGAAAATTATCGGAATGATTGCAGCCAAGTATTTTGGCGACCTTCCGAGCGTGGACATGAACAACCCGATTGAAGTGCAGCAACGCCTTGACTTCTTCTTTGACGCTTGCATCGAAGCCAGAATCTCCCCTGTGGTGGAATGGATCGCGCTGGTTCTGGGCATCGAATGGGTGAGCCTGAAGCAAATTATGGCGGGCAAACGCCGTGACGACAGCTTGCAGCAGAAGTACATTTTGAAACTGATTCTGCAAATGCAGTCCATGTGGGCGTACAACGGTATGTACGGTCAGGAGAACCCGGCAGAGTGGATTTTCCGAGCCAAGAACTACTTTGGTATGCGTGACAACGTGGAAGTTACCGTTGCGCCGCCTGAACAGCCGTTGGGCGATGCCCAGAGCGCAGAACAGTTGGCTCAGAAGTACCAGACGGCTTTGCCGAAGGGGATTGACGTGGAGTACAGAGAGGTGGCGAAAAATGAAACAACGGTTGGTTGACTTCTCCGACCCGATTCTTTCAGCGGTGCTGTTTATTTTGCTTAAAGACCGTGCTACCGGCAAAAACATCATCTGGGCAACAGAGCCACCGCCTGAACTGGGCATAGGCTTTGCGGATGAAATCACGTTAGGACAAATCAAGAAGTGCCCACCAGTGCCAAGAGTTCTTAAGCGTCTAGATGAGCAGAAGCAAAGAACCAAAGCAAAAGCAGAGGTTTTCACTCCTTCTTGGGTCTGCGAAAAGATGATAGACATGGGCGAAGAAAACGGTGCGATGCCCGATATGAAGAAAGAGCCTATCAAGTACATCCATTCGACAGTTCTTGAAATCACCTGCGGAGAAGCACCATTCCTTGTGAACCGATACGACACGGTAACAGGCAAAAAGATTCCAGTACCAAGACGGAAAGGACTATTTGACCGCAAACTGAAATGTGTAAACAACTGGTTTGATTGGAATGTCTGGACATGGCACGATGTGGCAGAGGACGCAGCAACGACTACATACGGCTATGAGTGGCAGGGTGACAGCCTGTTGCTTGCAAGAGCAAATATGCTCATGACATGGCGAGAGAACTTTAAGTGGCTGTTTGGCATAGAGCCTGACGCTGGGAAGGTTCGCGAGATGGCTGCTATCATCTCATGGAACGTCTGGCAGATGGATGGGCTGAAAAAGACCGTGCCCGGCACGGACATTCCGTGCAAAATCAAAGACTGGAAAGCTGACAAAGAAATCCTGTTCAAGGATGTTGTGGAGGAAAAATAAGCAATGGTTGTTTTTGTTACGAAAAGAGAGTTAGAGGACGAAGATTTGAAAACACATATTGCTCAAGGTAAAGAGAGGATTCCAGCCGGAGCAAAGGTAGAACTCGTCAAGAGAATCGAAAATCTTTATGGAACGTATTACCTTTGCAACTACAAAGGCAAAAACTATTATCTTGACCCTCGCGACTTAAAATTGGAAGAGGAGTATTTTGACTAATGCAAACTGACAGAGGAATCTACCACAAGCGAGTATGTGACCGCTGCGGAGCGGTTCTGTGCGGCAGGATGATGAACCCTGACGAATACTTCAAGGACTGGGCATGGCGCAGGGACACAGGCGACCTTTGCCCGGAGTGCTATGCAGAATATAAGCGATTGATCGGACGGTTCAACAGGGGAAAGAGAGGGCAAAGAAGATGAAAAAGTGCGCTCTTTACAGATGCAAACAGTGCTTTGCAACCATGACGGACGAAGGCGATGTCAGAATCGACAAAGATATTGTTGATTGGATGTTTGAAAACGAAATGGAAGAAAGCAAGATTGGGTTTATCGCAAAGTTCAAAATAAGCGATAAAGTCCTCATCCATCGTTGCTCCAATAACACCGTTGGATTGTGTGAGTTTATCGGATGGAAGGAGATAGAGGAATGAACTTCTATTGCACCGCCGAACATTGCTTTATGTCAGGGATGTTTTTTCATAAAGGCGTTGTCAGGTGTACAGCGCATGACTGCAAAGACAGGACGGAGCCTTCCTGTGGCTCTTGCAAATGGTACGCAGAGCCGGAGGGCGTATGCGTAAACGACCAGTCAGAACACGTTGCAGACTTCGTGTGGGACGAACGTGGATGCAAGGAATGGGAGAAGAAAGATGACAGCAGGGGAGAAGATTAGAAAGCGCAGGATTGAACTTGGCATCACGCAGAAAGATGTTGCAAGTATTATTGGAACAACCGGCGCGTACGTCAGTGCCGTTGAAAAGCAAAAGCGTGGCGTAAAGAAAGAAACACGGCTGGAAAAATTTGCAGAAGCCCTTAAATGCAGCGTTGATGATTTAAGGTCAGATGTTCCTAAAGGCATGGTAGACCCCGCTAATGACGACTTTGGAGCTGTCTGCAACTGCGCTGCCCGCTACTGCTTGGGCAGACGGTCGTATATGTCTAGCCTTGTCTGCGGATACATCATCTCGCTTCTGCCGGAGCTGACGGACAAGACGCTTGATTGCTTTGAGCGTGACATTGCAGAACGAAAGCGGACAGGGTTCGACTTTGGCGATTCCTGCGACTATGAGACGTGGGATACGTTCTACAAGGCGGTTTGTAAAGAGATTGAAGGGAGAAAAGAACAATGAAGAAAGCAATTTTATCTGTAGCATTGGCGGCATCTATCGCATTGTGCGGATGCACAGAAGCATCTCGTGTGAATCACAATATTTCGCAGCAGGCAAAGAATTTCAACGTCACTCGCAGATTGTCTGTTGTTAATGCAAGAACTGATACGCCGATGCTTGAAATAATCGGGAACATGGACATTTCCAATAACAGCAACAATGAACTTGTGGTGACTATTGAATTGCCCGATGGCACATACAAAAAGCATTACGTCTATCTTAACGAGTACACAATGTACATTGTGGAGGATTTGAGCGGTTCTGACGTGGACAAGTATCATTACGAAATCAACATCTTGCCGCAGCAGTTACAAAACTTCGTTCTCACCTACAATCCGTAAGCGAGGTATCGGATAATGGCTAACACTCTTTGGCATACAGCAAGCGAACCGCCACGAGAGCGGACGCAGCCTTTGTTGCTTGCGACTAAGACAATCTGGCGTGATAAAGATGGAAAAATGTTGCAAGGATTTTCGCCGGCAGCATACTTTCTTGGCTGTTACGCAGACGGTCAGTTCTGGGATGAGATAGGTGAGAGACTGCCGAAAGATGTTACGGTAACGCATTGGATGGCGTTCCCGATGGTATGAGGTGATGTTATGAATGAATGGATTAGCGTAAAAAATAAACTTCCAAATGCTGAATACGGCGAATCTAAAGATGTGCTGACAATAAATTCTATGGGTGTTATGCGAGTAATGAACTTTGATGGAGGATGCTGGTGCTATCCGACTATGGAGCCTTACGCCAGTGCATTCAAAATTACGCACTGGATGCCCCTTCCTCAACCGCCAAAGGAGGCTTGAGTATGACGAACAAGAAGTTTGGTATCATCATTATGGACTTGAGCTTTTTTGATTTTGGGCCGAAGCCACCTTGCGGGTACATCAAGACGAAGCATATTCGCCCAGCTTACGGCAAAGGCGCAAGGCCTGTCAAGGCGCATAAGAGAATCACGAGAACGAGAGAGGGATTTAGAAAGTGAAAAAGCTTAAATTTCCTGAGGATTTCTTTGCATACGAAAACCCGGACTGCCCTGATAAGGATATTGAAAAAGCCGTAAACAGGATGAAGAACTGGATGAAGGGCGAGACCTACAAGAGCAACCCTTGGTTCTTTATGGCTGCTGGCAACTATCTGATCGTAGGCCTAATTGCTGAGGATGGGCAGAAAACAATCTACGTTGCACGGCAGTATTATGAGATAGTCAACATTCCGGGCGAAGGCTGGCTGCGTGAATCTGACGCTGAGTGCCTGTTTTAAGGAGAATTAAAGATGGAAGAACTTAAAAGATGCCCGTTCTGCGGCAAGAACTCAGTTTACATTGGCGTGTGCGATGATGAAGGCAACTTTCATGGTCGTTTGGGATGCGAGTACGAACAAGACCCGTGGAGCGGGCTTTCTTATGACTTGCATCACGAAGGATGGGGCAAATGTATCCTTTGCACGGATGGAGACAATCAAAGCATGGGTGGCGCACTGTTTGACACGGCAGAGGATGCTATCGAAGCATGGAACAAACGCTACAAAGAGGATTGAGAATGGACAAAAAACGAGACAGCTTTACATTCCAACGATACTACTTTGAAGCCATTTCCACGCTGAAAAGCAAAGAGAAGTTGGAACTCTACGATGCAATCTGTGCATACGTTTTTGAAGAAAAAGACGCAACTTTGAACTCAAAAAAAGCAGAATCTTGTTTTATTTTGATTAAGCATCTGCTCGATGAAGAATCGAAAAGAAGCGATATTGCGTCAAAAGGATGGTCTACACGAAAGTCAGCTCATCCTCATGTCATAAATGAGATGAAGGTCAGCTCATCTATGAGTTCAAAGTCAGATGACAATGAACCCATTGTATCAACTGACAGTCAGATGAACGTCAAGACATTGCCGGAGAGCGCAGTCAAGAAGAAACCTGACATCTTCTCCGACTTTGCTCATGGCGATAAAGCCTTGTTGGAATCCCTGCGAGAGTTCGCACAAATGCGTACAAGAATCAAGAAGCCTATGACAGACCGTGCAAAACAGATGCTCTGCAACAAGCTGGAAAAGTTTGATCGGCATGACTGGAAAGCCATTCTCGACCAGAGCATCTATGCCGGATGGCAGGACATTTACGCATTGAAACAGGATGACCAGTACGAGCAAAGTACGGAGACGGAGTTTCCTAGACTATGACAATGGACGTTCAAACGGTATTTATCGGTGCGCTGATGCTCTGCAAGCCGGGCGTTGTGGATGAAATCATACCAGACCTTGAACTTGACTTGTTCAGACCTGAGCTGAGAGACACTTTTGCGGCTGTTCAGGGCTATTGGACTGCTAGGGGTAAAATAGATATAGTCGAGATAAACGCGCAGCATCCAGACGTAGCGCAGACGCTCTTGGCGTGTGTACAAACCTGTGAATCAGAGTGTGTACGAATTGACAGGGAGCAGATGCAGCGTTGGGCACAGCTTATCAGGGAACAAGCTGCACTCACTCGTGTGCAAAGTCTGGCATTTCAGATGACCAGCGAGCTTACCGACTATTCTGATCTATCAGACATTTACCAGCAGATGGGCGAATCAATGAGCCTGAAAGCTGAGGAAGAAGATGCGTGGACATACGAGGATGTGCTGAACGACTATGTGCTTCACATGGACGAGAAGCCTGTGTATATCAAGACAGGCCTAGAGCGTCTGGATGAAGCGCTGCACATCTCACCGGGTGATTTCATCATCATCGGCGGCAGACCATCTTCGGGCAAGACAGCCCTATCCTTGCAAATAGCAGCAAGCATGGCAAAGCAGAACTACACCGTGTACTATTTCAGCTTAGAAACCAGCAAACGAAAGCTGGGCGCACGTCTGATGGCTAATCAAATATACTGCCCTCTGGACACGGTGAAAAATAAGGCGGTCAGCTTGAATGAGATTGACGGACAGGCAAAGAACATGAAGATGCCCCTATATATCCGCTCCGCTGCCGGAAAGAACGTGGCATGGATGAAAGCTCAGGCTCTCCGTAAAAAGGCTCAGGTCATCTTCGTAGACTATCTTCAACTCATTCATGAAACAGGCGTAAAGGACAGATATGCCGCCATTACAGCCATATCTATTGCCTTACACGAACTGGCACAGACCACAGGCATTGTCGTGGTGGCACTGGCACAGCTTAATCGAAACCCATCCAAGCCCGGAGCAACGCCTACTAACTCCGACTTGCGAGAGAGCGGACAGATTGAACAGGACGCTGATGCAATCATCCTTCTGTCTGGTGATAACCCCGACAAGTATCTGTTTCGGCTAAGCAAGAACAAGGAAGGCGAGATAGGCGACCTTCCCATAACGTTTAACAAGCAGATTCAACGGTTCCAAGAGTATACTTGGATGGACTGATAATATGAAAATTGGATTGATTGACGTAGACGGACATAACTTCCCGAACCTTGCATTGATGCGGATTTCAAGCTATCACAAGGCAAAAGGTGATGATGTTGAATGGTGGTGGAGTGATTTTATCCACTATGACATCGTGTACATGAGCAAGATTTTTTCAGACGTGTATAGCCCTGACGTGCCAGAGCCCTTGAACGCCGACAAGGTGATTAAAGGCGGCACAGGATACGCAATCCGCACAGTGGATGGCAAAGAAATATTCGATAAATCGAAAGACGTTGATTTGCCGTCTGAAATTGAAAAGTCTTTTCCCGATTATAGCATTTACCCACAGTTTCCGTTTGCAGTCAGCATGACAAGCCGGGGATGTCCAAGAGGATGCTCCTTCTGCCATGTTGCAGCAAAAGAGGGAAGATGTGCCGTAAAAGTGGCAGATGTGAGCGACTTTTGGTGTGGTCAGGACGAAATAAAAGTGCTTGACCCGAACATCACAGCTTGCAAAGATAAGCGTGACCTTATGCAGCAGTACATTGATACCCACGCCAAAATCGACTTCACGCAAGGTTTGGACATTCGCTTGCTGAATCAAGCCGACATTGAGGACATCAACAAGATGCGTATTGGCACGCTACATTTTGCGTGGGATAACCCTAACGATGACTTGAAAGGCAAGTTTGAGGATTTTGCAAAGGGTTTTCGGCGCAAGTCAAACATTGGCATGGTTTACTGTCTAACGAACTTCAACAGCACGTTGGAACAAGACCTGTATCGCATCTACACACTTCGTGTTCTGGGCTACGACCCCTATGTGATGATTTATAACAAGCCATCTGCACCGAAAGAGATTCGGCACTTGCAGAGATGGTGTAACAACAAGATTATCTTCAAGTCGGTGAAACGATTTGAGGACTACATGGCGTAAAGGAGAACGACTATGAAAAAGATTTTGACCGTATGTGTATCCGCTCTGGTGGGCATTATGCTGATGACTGGATGCAACAAGCAGGTGATAGACCTGACGTATAGCTACTCATGGGCACAGCTGAAAATGCCTGATGGAACGATTGTAGAGGGCAAGCTGAATAGTTGGGACGATTACGAGGGCGACCAGCTGCAAGTGAAGATTGACGGCGTAACCTATCTGGTTCATTCGTCCAACGTGATCTTGCGGCATTGAAAGCGAATACAGAATCTAAGCGCATGGGCTGTCAGCAATGGCAGCTTTTTGCATATACGCGCAAAGAAGCCCTACAAACGCTTTTAGCGTCAGATGGCAAACTTATCGACAGAATACAGAAAATGGCTCTTGCACGGCTCTACGGGGCTGTGAGCGCATTGTAGAGGTCTACGACTATTGCAGGAGGAGAAAATGCAGTACATAACAGTGAACATTGTGTGCCCCCGATATAAAATCTACCCACGATTTCTTGATAAGATAAACATTAGCGCAAATGCGAAGGTCATCTATGTAGACCTTCTTGATCGTTCGTTCACGTCAAGACATAACGGTAAAGAATGGGTCGATAGCAAAGGACGGGTGTTTGTTCGATGTTCCAACGCAGAAGCAGGGGACATGGTAGGGAAGAAGGAAAGGATAGCCAAAGAATACTTGAAAGAGCTGAAAGATGCAGGATTGATTGAATGCAAGCGCAATTATTCAAAATCCAACACGATTTACGTTGGGTATCCTGACGATGAGAAACTGTTCGACTATCAATCAGGCAATATATTGCCCAACTGTAATGGCAAACAGGCAGAAAATTGCCCGACAATCGGGCAAAATAGTGCCCAACAATCGGGCAGAAAATTGCCCACTAGTAGATATATACATAGTAAATATAAACATAGTAGATTAGACGAGGGCGCTCCGTGCGCTCCTCAGTTCGAGGAGGTTAGCGAGTTCTTTATTGACAACGGAAGCACGACAAGGTATGCCAACCAGTTCATGCGGTATTACGAGGGACTTGGATGGAGAACAAAAAGTGGCAGTCCTATTATCAACTGGAAGCCAATAGCCCTTAATTGGATTGACCGAGAGCGGGAGAAGCAGCAGACTGATGGGTCTGACTTCCCACGATTGTAAAGGTTCTTTCCCCCCTACAACCCTCTATCTCCAAAGCTACACCGTTAGCCAGCAGAGCAGAGCGTAAGTGAGAACTGGCGTGAGGTTCGGGCTAGTGGATGGTCTGCGACTATTTCAGACATGGAGAATTGACTTCATTTTGTAACCGGTTGAATATGTAGAAATGTTGCATAGTAGTATGAGCAGTTGATTACAAATTGAAAGCAACTGGTTAATCGGATAGTCTTATTAAATAGTTAAAAGCATTGAGGTATTTGCCGAATGAATAATCCTAGTTGATTGGTGTGATATGATTGCAGTTGTCGGTAATTAAATTAGATGAGAACAAACCGAATCGGATGATACGACTATTCTAGTAGAATAATAGTTAAAAAGATTGAGTAATTGTCTGCGACTATTATAATAAGTACGATGGCTAAAGATTTTGAGGTAATGCGATTGGAATTAAAATCGACAGGTGTCTTGACACATATTGATTTTGAGGGTGTCTGACTACTTAGCGACTATCGCACCTCTCTTTCTCTAAAAGGCAAATGACTATTTCACACAAAAAATATACGACTATTTGACGAAGGTTCGTAAGAAAATGCTACGACTATCACTCTACGACTATCAGCGGACTGTTCGCTACTATACGATATACAGGACTTTCAAAGAATAGTCATCTGATGACTTTACGACTATTCTACGACTATTTGTCAGCGGAAACTACGACTATTGGCTACGACTATTCCAGCCGGGACGCTACGACTATTGCTGACCTCTATTGGATATCGGGCGAAAGCCCGAAAAGAGCTGCGGCGGTAGCCGCCAGTTGTTCCGCGCCGCCGTGCCAGGAAGAAAGCATAATGCTAGGCTAATGCCAGGCTAACCAGGTGCCAGGCTAATGCCAGGCGTGGGAAACATCAAAACCCCGCCGGGCTTGCATGGTCTGTGATCTGCCGCACCGTCTGGCATGGATCCATAACAGGGGCGCACCCCTGCGCCCTTATATACATTATTATAATAGGGCGGCTGTGCTGAGCTGTACAGCGTCCGGCGTGGCGCTTGTATCTGGTATATGCTGGAGGTGTTACGGCGTTGTGATACGCTCCAGCGTAGCGCAGGCGGTATTATAGCCGCTTGTACCGGTCTTGTATCGTGGGCGGTGGAATGGGTGCAATTGCAGGAAACACCCCTGTAAAGCCCTGTGCGCTTTTTTGTGTTGTGGGCGGTATAACTGCATTGACTGCGCAAAACGCACTGTAAACGCTTGTATGTGGCTGTATTGCAACAGGGCAAAATAAAAGCCCTGCACCCTCAGCAGATGCAAGGCAAAAGAAAAGCCCCGCCAGCGTGGGCGGGGTGGATATTATTTATTTTTTTCTTCAAGGTCTGCAAGGGCGGCGCAAAGCTCTTGCGTTTCTTCTTCTGTCAAGTCGTATTCCGTGCGGAGTTGGTCAGCGTCTGTGCTTCTCCATCCTCCATCATACAGGGCGGCGGCGCTGCTAGAAACGTCTTTTAACATGGTTTTCCTCTTTTCCGGGCTTATACCCCTTTTTTACAGTATAGCATATCGCAAGCCCTAAAAACAGGACTTGCAGAAAGTTTTTTGTCCTTTTGGGCTGGGGCGGGGTTGCTTTATCCGGTGCAGCCCCGCTAAAGTGTCCGGCCGGTATCACTTGGATGCCTTAAACAGCGCAGAGAAAAACCAGAAGAAAAACAGGATGCAAGAAAATATCACCTGTTGCACCCCCTCAGACCACGTTAAAACGCTTGTATGTGGTGCGCTTGCTACACTCAGCATAAATATCCGGGTGCGCTACCTGCAAAAGTTTGCTATCAAGTCGGACGGAAGAAACATCCTTGTAAATGGCCTTTGCAGTGCCCTGCACCATTTCAGGCGCTCCCTGCATCATGGTGATTATATCGGCCTTGATTGCGTCATTCATTGCTTCTAATTCTTCCATGAGCCGCTTGTTTTCGCGGTATGCGTTTACTTTTTCTTCAAACGTCGTCATTTTTTTAGCCCTCCTTAAAATATGTAACATCTTCAACCAAAATTCCGGCATCCCGTAGCAGAAAAGAAAAATGGTCGAAACTGTAGCGCGTCCAATCTTCACCAATAGAAACTGTGGTGGTTTGAGCCATGAACGGCGTTTTGAGCTTGTCCAACTGTTCAAAGATAAAAGAAATCGTTTTGCGCGCTTTGGTTATAAATTCGCTGTCATTCGGTTCGTGTTCTTTCGTCCATGTCAGTTCTTGCACCCAAAAAGCAAGGGCATCCAGTTTTTTATACTGTTCGTGAGTAATTATAAGTGTCATTTTTTCGCCCTCCATCAGCTGTTAAGAAATGCAATCATAACGAGCGCGCCGCTAATCATTCCGCCGATATACCAGAGGGCTGCCCACTGGGAAAAGTCCAAAGTAATCATATTGTAAACCCTCCATTAATCAAATTCCGGCATTGTCAGAATGATTTTTTGGCAACGCTCAACGCTCAAGCGGTACGGCTTGGAGCGGGTCAGGTTGTCCGCTACAATCTGAGTGTATACCATTAACGGCAGCTCAAAAAGCGCGGCGCACTTGGGATACAGGCGCACGGCCTGATTTCTGATTTCGGCGTTGATTTCATCCGTTCTTGTCATGGGTTAAACCTCCTATCAAAACCAGTACAATAAATTCATGTCGGTACCCCGCTTCGTGATTTCTCGGATGCAGGGATACAAGCCGTAACTGTCAATCTGCAAGCCGTATTTTGCGAGCTCTTTGTTGAGCTTTACACGCCGTTTTGCAAGCTGAGCCTGTCGGGTTTTGAGCCACTGAGAATTATAATAGCGGCTGTCGTTGCCAAGCTCCCAAGCTCTTGCGTCTGCAAGCCCCCAACGCTGCACGCTGTCAAGGAGCTTTCTTGCTTTTTCGTATGCCTCAGTGGGTACGCGGTCAGCGGCTTTATCTGCGGCAGTTGTCAGCGTGTCAAGCGTGGCAAGTTCAAACGCAGCGCGGGCTCTGTTGTACCATACACACGCGCGATGGTTGCGGCCTTCGTAATCTCCCGGAATGGGGCGGGCGGTGTAATCGATCTCTTTATTGTTCATCATGGTTTTGTCCTCCTGTTTTGTGGTGGCGTGGTGGTGTACATCCTCTGTACATTTACTATTATACACGATTAAACGTACGAGTCAATAGCATATTCAAGATTAAACGTACAAGCATATAAAAACGTTGCACACGCAACATACAAGCGCACACCCTCCAGCGTCCCGGCGTGTCCATCGTCTGGGCGTGTGTGCCTTGCCTTGTGTGGTCTGCCTTGCATCTGGAACGGTCTGCCCTGCTGCTTGTGATGTGCAGGCCGTCCGGGTGCGCTGGGGCTGGGTCTCCACCGGCGGGGGATATAGCCGCCGCCCAGCCCCGCCCGGTCAGTCTCGCCACCACCGAAAAAATAAAAAAGACCCACCCCACTTTCACAAATCAGAACCCACCTGATTGTGCAAGTCTCCAAAAATTCCAAAAAATACAAAAAGGCCCCTCTCGGAGCCTAGATTGTGCTATAATCAGCTAAAGGCAACATACCAAAGAAAGGAAGAATCAAAAATGAGAAAGAAAATCATTGCGGCAGTTCTGATGGCTGCTTTGGCTTGCATTATGTTGGTTGGCTGTGGGGGTAGCAAGACTACATCTAGTTCCTCTCCGGCTGAGCCACTTGACTTAACGGGGAACTGGGAAGAAAAAGATAAAGGCGACAGTTATCAGGCTGGATACATCAAAGATGGTGAGATTGTCATTTACTGGGTGTCTGATGGTGGCGATACAAAGTCTTTGTATTGGGCTGGCTCTTATGTAGCGCCTACTAACGGTGCAGAACCTTACACATGGGATTCCGAAAACGATAAGGAAAAGACTGGGCTGGCTCTGCTTGCTTCTGGCGATGAAACAAAGACGTTCACTTACGAAAATGGTGAAATCACTTATAGCGCATCTGCACTTGGAACAACGAAGAAAATGCACTTTGTCCGTACCGATACGAGTTATGAGGACTAAACATTGAAACAATTAAAAGCCAGTAGCCGAAAAGCCGCTGGCTTTTATGAATGCTGGAGACTTGCTGTATGATAGCTATTGTCGCAATCGTTATATTTTTTTATTTGATAGCGGTTCTATCAAAACGAAGTGATGAAGATGCGCTTGTAGATATTGATTTCACAAAAATTGACGAGATGGAAGGTCACAGATTTGAGTATTTTATCGCAAAAGTTCTCAGGGAAAACGGATTCAAGAATGTTAATGTCACAAAAGCGAGCGGAGACTACGGAGTTGATATAACTGCGAATAAAGACAGCCAAAAATGGGCTTTTCAATGTAAACGGTACAGCTCAAACTTAGGACTGAAACCAATTCAAGAGATTTATGCTGGCGCAAAGAAATATGGCGCAGATAAAGCCGTTGTGTTCACAAATGTTTATTTTACTCCAAATGCGCAAACGCTGGCTAAAACGTTAAATGTTGAACTGTGGGACAGGGATTCACTCGCAAGAATGATAGGAAAAGACCCTGAAACAAAACAATCAATAGAAGCCGATATGGAAGAAGACCAAACCAAGCCGGAACAACGACAAAAGAAAATTCGTGATAATGGAGTTCCTTTGAAGCTGGAAAAGAATCAAATCCCTACCGGCGATTATATTGTTGGTAAGGATATACCAGTTGGTGTATACAATTTTAAGTGGGTGTTCGGGGCTGGTTCATTTCAAAAGTATAAAGAAGAAGGAAACACAACGCTTGGCGCTTGTACATATTTTGAACACGTTGGCGTTCAGTACGATTATGAGTATAGCCAGCTTATCAATGTAAATTGTAAAGATGGCGAGTGGATTAAAATTAACGGAAACTTGGTTCTTAGTATAGAAAAGTCCGAAAAGTCTGTTATTGACCTATAACACAAAAAGCCAGCGGTTAGAGAACATCTAGCTGCTGGCTTTTCTTATTGGTTGTTTACTTCACGATTTCACCGTGATAGGGATGGTACTCAACATTTGGCAAGGGCATCCAATACTTCACATCGTGCATGATGCACTTGTTGCCCCGGAGCAGAACCGGCTCGATCTCGCCGTTTTCGTCCGGTTCAAAGGAAAGCTGACCGCTATCGACAACCTTTCCGTCACAAGCGATAACAGGTTCGTGGACGCACTCGCCGTAGTCAACGGTGCGCCAGAGCTTCAGCATGGCCTCGAAAGCGTAGTTGAGGTATTCCCCCATATCCTGAATCTTATCTGCGGTAGGCATAGTTGTTCTCCTTTCACATGGGCATCTGAGTCTGACCGTTTGTGACCTGAACCAACATAACGGAGTTTGCGCACGGTCTCCACTTCTTGATGTACTCGACAGCTTCATCGAACCGCTTCTTTGGCACGTTGTTTCGGCTGTTCACATTGAACCAGTCTTGAATGTCCCGGTTGCATTCCATGAACAGCTTCTGAGAAACGCTGCGGCTCTTGTAGGCCGGGCTGTCCATACCGCCAAGAGCGTTGATGACCACCGTGTTCACGACACGCTTCAATACACGCTGCTGGTTGTAGTCGATGGTCATAGTGTTCTCAAGAGCGGAAATGCGCTGCTCCTGCTTCATAGTGCGCTGGTCAATCACAAGGATTGCTTGCAGTTCCTTAGAAAGCCCTGCAAACTGGTTGACGGACGCGTTCTTTTCAAGGTCAATCAGCTTCTGGCGAATCTCCATGCCCTGCGGCGTCCGCTGAATCATCGCAATGTGCTTTGCCATGTCCAGATTGATGATGTGGTCGATTTGCTTTTGCGGCATTTTACGCCCATCTTCACGGGTGACATTTTTGACATCCGTGAAATAATCCGTTCCATCGACAAATCCGTATTCACACATTCTTGCAAACCAATGTGTGTAATCGGTCTTAATTTTCAGCCTTTCGTACAACTCCCTACCCAGCACTACTTTTTCGCCAGTGTCGGTGTCGTACACGGGGATAACATCTTCGGAGAAGATTCGGATGGTTTCAAGATTATTATTCATAGAAATTTGACCTTTCTATCTTGCGAGAGTAGGCCATCTTTGGTATAATAACCCAAAGAGGGTCTATACTCTCTGAGTGTTTCATAAGACGTTCGCTGTGGTCGCCAAACTTTAGCGAGCGTCTTATTCTTTTTCATCGGTCTCCGGGATGGGATGCAGCGTAAAGAACGCATCTCGAAGCGCAAAGGACAACGATACACACTTCTTGATACAATACGCTTGCAAATGTTCAAACTGCTTGTCAGTCATACTGATTGTCAGCGTTCGCTTGAACCGCTCGGCGTAAGGGCTACTCATGTCTATTCACCTCCTTTCATTTGCTGGTGATGTTAGTATAACCTTATTTTGTGTTAAGTCAAGGAATGAAACACCGGATGTAGTACTGCTATCTGTACTATTCTCTGGATTTCTACGTTTTGCACAAAACTCAGCTCTTATTTTTGGCCGCTCCCGCTTCGTACCCTGCCCGGTAGTTCAGTTCGGACAGCTTGCCAAGCGCTTCTGCGTACTCCCTGTCCTCGCTGGTCGGCTCTTTGCCGTGTGCAAGGGTTTCCAGAAATTCTTCGGTTGTCGTGGGAAAGTTCATGTTTTTTGCTCCTTTCTATTGCAGAAGCGGTCTGCTTCTGCTATAATAATTGACAGAAACCGAGACTGCGCCCTTGGTTGCGCAGCTTCTGTTTTGTGGTGGAATAGGTCATCAGTGCAACTTTGGTCTGTGGTGCTGATGGCCTATTTTTTATGCCACAAAGGATAAATCTACCGTTGTTGGCTGATTCATCGTGCGTTCTGCTGTCTTAGATTATAGACGCTTGGTATATAGTTGTCAACAGCCCAATTTGTATAATCTGCATCAGATATTTCTGATTTTTTACTCATTCTAACGTAAATTTACGTTATTTGATAGCACTTTCGTAAACGGATTAGTTTACCCTAGTGATAGTAACTTGAAAATTATTTTTCGATAATTCGTAAGGCTGGCATTCGAGTATACAGTTTGTAAAGCAACGAAAAAGTTTACAGCCGTTTGGCCACCCTATTGACAGTAAAAAGCTAAAAATACGCAAACTTTCTCTTGACGATTAAACGTACATAGTGTATAATAGGGTCAAGAAAGAGAGCTGGTAAAAATGAAGAATGTAGCTGCGTATGTCAGAGTTTCCACGGATGGGCAATGTGGCGAAGATAAATTCGGAATGGAATCCCAGAAAGAGCAAATCGAAGAATACTGCCGCAAGAATGATATGAATATAATCAAGTGGTTTACTGATGCTGGCGAATCTGGCGCAAAGGAAAGGCCGGGATTTGACAGTATCGTGTATGGCGATGTTTCCAATCCTCCGTATGAAGCGGTTGTTGTTGCAAAAAGCGATCGAGTTGCAAGAGACATCAACGTTTATTATTATTACAAGATGCTTCTGCTCAAAAAAGAGATTTCTCTTATTAGCGTTGCGGAAGATTTTGGGAAAATGGGAGTTTTTTCTACAATGCTTGAAGCATTTACCCTTTGCTGTGCTCAAATGGAGCGTGAGAACATCACGAAAAGGACTTCTAGCGGCAGAGCCATTAAGGCTGCAAGTGGCGGCTATAGTGGTGGCAAGGCTCCTATGGGGTACGAGGTTAAGGATGGTGAACTTTCAATCAAAGAAGATGAAGCGATAATTGTTCGGCGTGCTTTTGAATTGCGTGATGCTGGCAATACAATTCGTGGCGTAGCAGACAGATTGAATGAAGAAGGCTACTGCGGCAGAAACGGAAAGCCGTTTACCTCTAGCACAATTCAATCTATCCTTGGGAACAGAAAGACTTATGAGGGCTATTACCGCTACGGAAAAAATGATGAATGGGTAAAAGGAAAGCAGGAACCTATTTTGTAAAAAATACGGAGGATATTTTTATGATTGAAAAGAAGGTTGAAGATTCAACTGCTTGCAATGCGTTTATGAAGAACGCAACTGCTGTAATTCTTGAGTATGTGCTTGAAGTTGGAATTGATAAAGCCGTTGAAGATTGCGTTAAAGATAGTGAAATTGTTCGTTGCTTTCCTCATCTTGAATCCTATGCAAAGGAACACGGATTTATCTAACCCGCCAGACATGGTATCGGATTGCTGAACAGAACAGATGACAGTGTTCGTGAACTAGAATAAAACCGAATGAGAAAGGAAAAGCGACATGAAAACCGTAAAATTGTCAGAACAGAGTTTGAAACTCATTGAAACGCTGTGCGATTATACCGACAAGCCCGATATTCTCAATGCCGTCGCAGACGCTTTGTACTACGATGCAGACGAGCTGAAACGCAGACTCAACCAGCTTGCAGAAGAAGTTAAATAAACTGTTCAACCCATTTATTAAGATTGATTTTAGTAAATGATTTTCTGAAGTGAAATTATAAAACCGAATATTTGATTTTTGTGCAGTTGTAGGCACTCTTTACATTTTTAGGTAGGGGGTGCCTATTTTTTTATGCAGCCAAAGCAGTGTATCGCCATCATCGACAGCATCAAAGCGTATGCAAAGCAGAATCCGACCGAAGCGCAGGTTTATGAGGACTGGTTTCAGGCGGTGGTGAACCTAAGAGATGCCATGCCGCAGGACAAGCGGTTCGATGCCTACAAATACTCTGGTGAGCTACGTTCTGTCTGTGCAGTCATGATGGGCAAGATGAAAACAGGTGAGGACGTGGCGAAAGTCTATGACATTATCGGCCGGACGTACCTGTTTGAAGCAAAGGATGTGTTTGACAGCTATTGCATCTACCTTGAATGGAATCGTGCGCCGGAAAAGAAGTTCTATCAGCCGAGAAGAAAGGTGTTGAGAACCGTTGCGAACGCCCTGCAAGACCTTGCGGATGACAGACTGGATTTGCTGGCGATCTCGATGCCCCCCGGCTGTGGTAAGACGGCTCTAGCTATTTTCTATTTGACATGGCTTGCCGGAAGAAACCCTGACGAACCTATGCTCACAGGCTCTCACTCGAACAGCTTTGTGCGTGGCGTTTATGACGAATGTTTGCGTATATTCGACAAGGACGGAGAGTATCTGTGGAACGATGTTTTCCCGGACGTCATTGTGTCGAACACAAATGCGAAGGATTGCCGCATTGACTTAGGCAAGAGAAAGCGTTTTGAAACTCTTGAATTTACGTCTATTGGCACTGGTAATGCTGGTTTGTACCGCGCATCTACGCTTCTTTACTGCGATGACCTTGTATCCGGTATCGAAGTGGCACTTTCCAAACCCCGCCTTGATAAGCTGTGGGAAACGTACACTACCGACCTTAGACAGCGTAAAATCGGCAACAAGTGCAAGGAACTGCATATTGCTACACGCTGGTCTGTCCATGATGTTATCGGACGATTAGAGCAAAACTACGGCGATTCCGACAGGAACAGATTCATTGTTATGCCAGCAATGAACGAAAAAGACGAATCCAACTTCGATTATGACTACGGTGTAGGATATAGCACAGAAACGCTCCGCAAGCAACGCGAAGTCATGGATGAAATGAGTTGGAAAGCACTGTACATGAACCAACCTGTTGAGCGTGAAGGTTTGCTGTTTCCTGCCGATGAACTGCGGTATTTCAACGGTGTTTTGCCTGATGGTGAGCCTGATCGCAAGCTTATGGTCATGGATATTGCATGGGGCGGTGGTGACTTCACGGCTTGTCCTATCGCCTATGTGTACGGCGATGCTGTGTTCATCCCAGACCTTGTGTTCAATAACGGCGATAAGACCGTGACTAGGCCGGAAGTTGTGGGCAAAATCATCCAGCATAAAATCAATGTAGTGCGTGGCGAAGCCAACAACGGCGGTGACGAATATTGCGATGTGGTAGACAGCCAGCTTCGGCAGCAGGGTTATCACTGCTCTGTCCGCAGCCAACGTGCGCCAAGTGGTCAAAGCAAGCTGTCAAGAATCATCCAGTATGCGCCTGATATCAAACGGTTCTATTTCCTTGACGAAAAGCACCAGTCGAAAGAGTACAAGGCATTCATGGAACAGGTGACGATGTTCACGCAGCTTGGCAAAGTTCCGCACGATGATGCACCGGATAGTTTGGCTCAGCTTGCCGATGAACTGTACAACGGAATCAGTAAAATCGAGCCTGTCAAGAGGCCTTTTTGATTAAAAACACAATATATTGTGTTCGCTGGGTCTATTTATTTGATTTCACCACTTGACAAGGCTTATAATGTACGCAGGAAGTTTTGCAGCTTCCCTTAAAGGAATAGCTTGCACGCGGGGTTTTGTCATTTTACTCGCGTGCGTGTCAACAAGCATATTCCTCCTTTCACCGGTGAAGGTTTTCTCACTCTTTCACCTTCACCGGGCTTTATATGTTGCGTTTCCAATTGTAAGGGGAATGCCAGTCTGCCTCCCCCATGGCTGGCAAGCAACGGTTCGATTCCGTTACGCAGCACAACCAACTACCTAGCTTTGCATGGCTTTATTCTCCAAAACCTCCATCGCTATTCCCGGCTCTCGATGTAATGTTTAGGCATGACATTGCAAAGAGCAGCGGTTAACCAATCAAGCCGGGTTTCTATGTTGCATTAGCTCAGTCAGGCTAGAGCACCCGGCTCATAACCGGACATACATTGGTTCAAATCCATTATGCAGCACCAAAATTGCAGCCGACCCGTTGACTGTCCGTCAAACTGAATGTAAAGGCTGCAATGGTTTTCTTCGGGCGAAGAATAGCACGGCTGGAAGTGCGAACAGTTTCCCAGTAGCTTCTGACAGGTCTGTGCTCAACAGCCTGTTTCCAGAAATCAAACGAAAGGAGCACAGATGGTAGCGAAAGTCAGGTGCAAGCGTCCTCGAAAAGACGCAAACGGTAATCCTTGCGATTGTGGGCGTTATCTTGGCGAAGTAGAAGGTAAGTTCTCCCTTCTGTGTCCTCTTTGCCATTGGATTACAATTGGAGATTCCAACCTTCCAAAAGATACATGGGTCTCCGTACCAAAGTTTAAGAACTGAATAGCTTTTGAAGCGCAGTTGTAAGCGCAGTGAGATAAACCTTAACAGGTTTGTCTTGCTGCGCTTTTTATTTTGCCAGAAAGGAGGAACACATGGCTGAGTATCAGATAGTTGTTGACGGCTTTTTGAATAATCCACTGACCGGACGTAGACCGATTGAAACGCCGGAGACAGAAATCAATCGGGCAAACGTGCTGAAAGTGGTCATGGGCAAGGCAGAGCCTATTCATCTGCTGAACAAGAACGAGATTCGTTTTCTGCATAACTACTACTTGGGCAGTCAGCCTGTCCTCCATCGCACGAAGGAATATCACGCTGAAATAACCAACCGTATTGTAGAGAACCATGCCAACGAATGCGTAGGCTTCTACACCGGCTACATGAGCGGCACTCCTTGCTCTTATGTGCGGTCTGAAACTGCAACTGGTGACGGTGAGGAAATCGCCCGCCTGTCCAACGCCTTGCAGTATGAGGGCAAGGATGCGCTTGATCGGCGGCTCTGGCAGTGGATGTTGGAGTGCGGACAGGGATACCGCATTGTTCTTCCCGACAAGGGGTACAACGGCAACTACCCGGACGAAACGCCCCTGTTGGTGGATGTTCCAGACCCGGATATGGCGTATGTGATTTACAACTCCGGCATCGGACACAAGCCCATCGCCAACGTGCTGCACATCCCACGCAATTATCAGAATGACCTGAACGACCTGATTTGCGTGTATACGTCAAACCAGTACTTTGAAATCGACAACGGCAAGGTTACGAAATCGGAGAACCATTCTCTCGGAATGTTGCCGATGGTCGAATACAAGCTGAACCCTGAGCGGATGGGCTTGTTTGAACCCGCTATCCCCGTCTTGGATGCAATTAACGACCTTGAAAGCAACCGTTTGGACGGCGTGGCACAGTTCATCCAGTCCATCATGGTGTTCACAAACTGTCTTGTGGACAAAGATGCTCTCGACCAAGTAAAAGAGCTTGGCGCAATGTGCCTGAAATCTACTTCTGGCCTGCCCGCTTCTGTTTCGCAGATTGCAAACGAGCTTGACCAGCAGCAGAGCCAGACCCTGCTTGATTCCATGTTGAACGTGTACCGTAGTCTGACTGCCATGCCTAGTGCCACTGGCAGCGAGAACTCAACGTCTGACAACGTGGGTGCGGTCATCGTCCGTAATGGTTGGAACCACACAGAAGCAAGGGCACAGCAGTACGAGAATATGTTCAAGTATGCTGAACGTCAGAGCCTGTCTGTGATGCTGAAAATCCTGCGTGACACGGCTGGTTCTAAGCTGATGGCAAGTGACATCAACATCAAACTGCCACGCCGCCAGTACGACAACCAGCAGAGCAAGGTTCAGATTTTTGCGCAGATGCTTAGTCAGAGCATTGACCCGCAGTTGGCGTTCACTACGCCCGGTCTGTTCCCTGACCCGCAGGCTGCTTACGAAATGAGCAAGCCCTTCCTGATTGCCGCTGGCAAGCTGGGTGAGGATGGGAAAGCGCCGAAGCCGCAGGAACAGCCTAAACAAGATGCTGCCGACACAAATGCCGAGAACATGGCAGACAAACAGTCTATCGATACTAACCCGGAGAACGGCGATGGAATCAAACAGTGAAATCCTTGCAAGGGATTGGGATGACGATTTTGTCAAGAAGATGCAAAACCGAATCCTTGTCTCTCATTACAAATATGGCTTGATGAGCCAAACTTACCCTGAATTGGCACAAGCTGTCAAGGAGATTCAACCACGCATTCAAAAATATCTCGAAACTGGAAATACCGAATGGCTGATTGATGTGGCTAATTTTGCAATGATTGAGTATTTACATCCGAGTGTTAAAAATGCTCATTTCGTTGGAACGGATAGTGAAGAATCGCCCGGTCTGACTAGTGGGATTAGCTACAAAGAGCTTGTGGACAATATGTAATCACCCCGAATTTTCGGGCTGATATATTCCGGCAGGGAAGCCGGGATACAAATTTCGCAGCGTTGCAGGGAAGCAACGGTAAAAAAACGCAGGAGGAAATTAACGATATGAAACTCAATGTGTTGCTTGGTGATGCCTACAAAGAGGGCATGACCGCCGATGAAATCATTTCTGCGCTTGAAAAGGTTGCAGACCCCAGCGCAGAGGTCGAGAAGCTGCGTAACGCCGTGACGAAAGCCAATGGCGAAGCTGCTGAGTACAAGAAACAGCTCAAGGCAAAGCGTACCGATGACGAGAATGCCGCGCAGGAACAGGCTGACAAGCTGGCAAAGATGCAGAAGCAGATTGAAGCCCTGACTGCCGACAAGGAAAACCTCGTCAAGGAAAAAACCCTCGCATCTTACCGTGAGAAGTTCGTTGCACAGGGTTATGACGCTGAACTTGCCAACAAGGCTGCATCTGCACTGGCTGACGGTGACATGGACAAGGTGTTTAAGTTCCAGTCGGAGTTTATGACCGCCCATGACACCGCATACAAGGCTTCCCTGCTGAAGGATATGCCCACACCTCCGGGTGCGGATGGCAAGGGCGGCTCTGACAGCGAAGGCGTGGCGTTTGCTAAGAGCCTTGCACAGCAGAACGCAAATACCTCTAAGGCATCGAGTGACGCAATGAGTGCTTTCCATTAACAAGGAGGAAAACATGAAGTTTACCCGAAACACGGTCAACGGAATCAACGATACTATCCTTGCTTCCAATGACTACACCGCCATTCCCTTTACCGTGACCGAAACTGCTACGGTTAAGGCTGGCTATCCTATGACGCTGGCTGGCAAGAAAGCTGTTGCTGCTGGCGAGACTGGTTCTAAGACCATCAACGCTGACGGCATCCTGCTGTATGACGTTGACCCGGCAGAGAACCCCAACGCTTCCCTGCTGATTCGTGGCGTTATCGACACCAAGAAGGCAGCGGCAAGTTCCAGCTTCACCTTTGACGCTGACGCAATCAAGGCACTCAAGACCGCCGTCCCTGGCATCTTCTGCCGTGACAACATCAGCGTGAATGCTTAATAGGAGGTAAAACAACATGGCACTGAATCTTAAGGAAGTCTTTGCCCCGGCTGCGATTGCCGCCTATTGGACGAACGACCCCACCAATGCGATGCCCTTTGCATCTGATGCACTGTTCCCCGCCAAGAAGAAGGCTGGTCTCGACCTGAAGTGGCTGCGCGGCCACAAGGGCGTTGGCGTATCCCTGATGCCAAGCGCATTTGATGCAAAGGCTACGTTCCGCACCCGTGAGGGCTTCAAGTTCGATGAGACCGAGATGCCGTTCTTCCGTGAGGGCTACCATCTGGGTGAGAAAGACCGTCAGGAGATCCTGCGTGTTCTGGACAGCAACGACCCCTATGCTCGTGACGTGATGAACCGCCTGTACAATGACACCGCACAGCTTATCACTGGTGCTCGTATCGTACCCGAGCGCATGATCTGGCAGCTGCTGGCTCCCGCCAATGGCGTTCCTGGCATCACCATCAAGGCAAACGGCGTGAACTACACCTACAACTACGACCCGGACGGCACTTGGAAGTCCACTAACTACAAGGAAATCTCTGCCACAAAGTCCAAGTGGAACGTCACTACTGCCACTCCCATTGCTGACCTGAACGCCGCAAAGGATGCTGTTCTGGCGAGCGTGGGCGAGGTCGTGACCGAAGTGTACATGAACACTGCCACCTTCCGCAACATGATTGCTGCGGACGAGGTGAAGAATCGGTTCATGACCGTCACCGCAAAGGCAAATGCCGTTCTGCTGGATGCCGAAGCACGGCAGATTATCGAATCTGCAACCGGTCTGAAGATTCATCTGTACGACAAGATGTTCAAGGCAGACCAGTACAGCGCAAGTGAGAAGTATCTTCCCGACGGCATGGTGGTGGTTGCTCCTTCCGGCGCTCTGGGCAGCACTTGGTACGGCACTACTCCCGAGGAAGCCGACTTGCTGTCTGGTCAGTCTGGCGCATCCGTGTCCATCGTGAACACCGGCGTTGCCATTACTACCGAGCTGACCGTTCACCCGGTCAACGCCAACGTCTATGCTTCTGAAATCGTCCTGCCGTCCTTTGAGCGCATGGACGCTGTGTACTGCATCAAGGCTTACTAAGGCGAAAGGAGGAAAGCAGCATGGGAGACCAGTATTCCGAAGCGGCAGTCAAGCTGGGGCAGTACATCGCCCCTGCACTTGACCGTGAAATCACGGACGAGGACTACCCACTCTTCGACCTGCTACTTGATTTCGCCAAAGACAAGATATTTGCGCAGGGCTACCCATTTGGTAACAGACCGGACGATTTGCCCTCGCAGTATCAGTCGTTGCAGATACGCATTGCAGCGGAACTGTACAACCACATCGGCGCAAACGGACAAACGAGCTACACAAACAATGGCATTACTCGTGTGTGGGAAAGCTCCGATGTGGCGCAGTCCCTGCTAAATGAAGTGGTTCCGAGAGTAGGTGTTATCGGCTGATGTTCAATGGTAGCCCGCTGGATAAGCGCCCGCTGTGGTATTCAAACCCGGTTGGCGAAAAAACGCCTGTTGTTGACGAGTGGGGAAACGAAACCGGCGAAACATCGCAGACGTGGAGTGACCCCGCGAAGCTGATGCTGAACGTCAGCCCGCCTACTGGTTCTGCGGAAGCAAACCCTTTTGGAGCGTTCACGGATTACAGCTACATAGTCAGCACGCCAAGAAAGAAACGGAGAAATTGGTTTCTTGTTGGATATTCAAAGCTGGCGTCAAGGGACATTTTAGGCTCTTCCAGCAAGCTTAACAACAACTCACTTTGCGAGGGTAGCCATGTCTGGTTCGGTGTAAAACCGGATGTGCCTTACAACTACATCGTGGTCAAGGTCGCAGAGCATATCACGGACACGAAGTATGCGCTGAAAGAGGTGGTTACAAGTGAAAATTAAAGTGAGGTTGAGCAATGCCGGACTTCGTGACGCGGAACGTCAGATACAGGAGTACAAGACCACCCTGAACAAAAAGGCTAGAGCGTTTGCTTTTCGCCTTTCTTGGCTGGGGCTTGAAGTCGCAAAGATACGTTTTGCCAATGCAAAATATTCTGGCTCCAATGACGTGAAATGCCATATCAACCAAAAAGACAAGACTTGTACCATCGTTGCAGAGGGCAAGGCAGTTGCCTTTATCGAGTTTGGCACTGGCGTAGCGCATTCCGCTTATGGCGGCGAGCTTCCTGCTGGTGTTGGAGAACACGGCACTTACGGAAAAGGGAACGGCAAGCGTGACCACTGGAGTTACTACGGAGACCCCGGCAATGATGCCAACACCGTGATGTACAAAAACAAGGGAACGCTAGTCGTAACCAGCGGCAATGAACCAGCTATGGCTATGTGGGGAGCTGTTGAGGAAATGGCTTCTCAGGTCGAAGCAACGTGGAGGGAGGTTTGGAATAGTTGATTGATTATTTCAACTCTATCTACACGGCTGTTGCCAAGGAACTGCGAAAACAAGTTCCAGGCATCTTCGTCACTGGCGAAATCAATGACAGCAATGTCAAGAAGTTTCCGTGTGTGCAGATAGAGGAAAACAGCAATCTCCCGGTTCATCGCGATTCTGCCAGCCGAAGCAAGTACGCCGCTGTTTCCATGCGTGTGCGTGTATATTCCAACAAAACCAGCGGACGCATTGCAGAGGCTCGTTCCATCGTTGGAATCGTGGATTCTATTCTTGAACCGCTCAATTTCTATCGAAAGTCATTTGCCCCGTTGAATGGGCTGTACAACAATTCCGTCTATCGGATTGATTGCAGCTATGGGGCAACAATCGGAGAGGACGGAATGATTTACCGAAACTAAGGAGGTAAACATTCTATGAGTACTGCTATCTCCGGTCTGAATACCACCCTGTATTGTGGCGACAGCGCAACCACTCTTGCGAAGCTGTGCGACATCAAGGATGTGCCCGACCTGATCTCCGACCCGAACCTTCTGGATGCAACCACCTTGTCTGATGGTATGCAGAAGCAGATTTTTGGCATCGTTCAGGCTGACACCAAAGCCTTTACCGCCAACTACAACAAGACCGACTACGCCGCCGTCAAGGCTGCTGGTTATGACGATACCTCTGAGAGCAACGTGGACAAGTACTACGCCCTGAAAATGCAGGATGGTTCCGGCTTCACTTGGCAGGGTATGCACCAGGTCGGTCTGTCTGGTTTTGGCGTGGACGAGGTCGTGGAAATGACCATCAATTGCATCTTCCACTCTACCCCGAAGTTCAGCGAGAGCCTGACCGTTAATGGCGGCTAATCCGCAAAAAATCGAATCAATCAAACTGGGCAGAACTGAACAACGGATTTGGTTCTGCCCCTATTTATAAAGGAGAGCATTTATTATGGCTGCTAAGGTTATCAATTTTCATTCCCCCGATGGTAAGAACACTTACGAGCTGACTTTCACCCGCGAGAGTGCCGAAGCCACTGAACGCAACGGCTTCCAGATTTACGAGTTCTCCAACGGCATCAACCCCATCAAGAACACTTCCGCTCTGTTCTATGGCGCGTTCATTGCCCGCAACAAGGGCATCAACCGAAAGACGGTCGATGATATGCTTGTGCACACCGAGAACAAGGAAGGTCTGATTGCTGCCCTGATGGAGATGTACGCGAATTCTATCAAGGCTCTGATTGCCACCGATGAAGAGGATAAGACCGCAAAAAACGCAACGTGGGAGATTGTGTAACCTCACAGTCTCAAGAATCGGACAGCAATACAGAGCCATTCTCTGTGTCTAAGCTGTTCCACGATGTAGAAGCCTATTACATCTCCATTGGCATGACCTATGACCAGTTCTGGCGTGATGACGTCTGGCTGGCAAAGGTCTACCGGGACGCAGAAGAACTGCGCGCCCGCAGAGCCAATGTTGAAGCGTGGAGAAATGGTTTCTACACGGCATCTGCGCTTTCCTCTACGGTTGGCAATATGTTCCGCAAGAAAGGGTCTAGCCCCATCAAGTACATGGATAGACCGATTCCTCTTACTCAGAAAGAGCAGGACGAGTACGAATACCAACGCGCACTGGAAGCGCAGGAACGCATCAAGAGAGCAATGTTCTCTATGATGAATCAGAAGGACGGTGGTAGCAATGGCTGATGTTGATATTACAAGCTTATCCGTAGAAATTTCTGCGGAATCGCAGGGCGCAGAGCTTAACATTGACAAGCTTGCTACCGCCATTTCTAATTTGCGGACGAAGGGCAGTGTTGGCAAGGTTTGTACAAGCCTTGATAAGCTGTCTAGTTCCATTGCATCGCTGAAACAGGCGTCTGCCGGTATTTCCGGTCTTGATAAAGTCACAAACTTCCTGAATGGTATCTCTTCTGTCAACACAACCGCTGGCGTGAAGGGCGTTAACTCTGTTGTAAATGCTATCAAGAAGATTCCAAACGCGGTATCTGCTCTGAACGGCGTGGACTTCTATTCCATGTCTGGTAGCATCACGCAGCTGACGAATGCTCTTGCGCCGCTGTCCATTTTGGATATTTCCGGCTTGAAATCGCTTGGCAGCGCGTTCAAAGCGATTGGCACTGTGCCAGACCTTACCGACAAGCTGAAAGCGGCAGACCTTGATTCTTTCGCGGATTCTTGCCAGAAGATATCCACCGCTCTCGCTCCCCTTGCATCTCAGCTTGACAAGGTGGGCAACGCTTTTGCAAAGCTACCGCCGCAGTTGAGTAAGGTTGTGACACAGGCTAACCGCGTGACCGCTGCCAACGAACGGCAGAAGAAAAGCTACATGAGCCTTTCCAGCCAAATGAACAGCTTCATGCGGAACATGGCCAAGCTAGTCTCGCTAAAAGCTATTGCCACCTATCTTGGCAACGCAGCGGAAAAGTTCAACAGCTACTACGAAGCTGCAAACCTGTTCGGCGTGTCCATGAAGGGGCTGACCGGCGAAGCAAGCACGTTCATCAACAAGATGGAGACCCTGCTTGGTATCGACCCAACCGAAGCCATGAACAACATGGCAACGATTCAGGGTCTAACTACCTCGTTTGGTTTGGCAAGCGACAAGGCGTATGTGCTGTCGAAAAACCTGACGCAGCTTGGCTACGACCTAGCTTCTTTGAAGAATATCCCGGTTGCGGAATCCTTTACAAAGATTCAGGCAGCTATCTCCGGCGAATTGGAACCGATTCGCCGTCTGGGTGTTGACCTGTCGCAGGCTCGGTTGCAGCAGGAACTGCTTAATCTTGGTTATTCGCAGAGCGTTTCTACTCTGTCTCAGGCTGATAAGGCTGTTCTGCGGTACATTGCCATCATGAAGCAGACCACCGATGCACAGGGTGATTTTGCCCGCACTTTGTCCAGCCCTGCCAATATGATTCGCATTTTGCAGGCACAGCTGAACAGTCTGGCTCGTGCTGTTGGTTCTTTGCTCTACCCCGCCCTGAAATCTATCCTTCCCCCGCTGATCGCAGCCGTTGAACTAGTCAAAGAGCTTGTGACCGGCATCGCATCGTTAATGGGCGTCAAGGTGGAGTTCCCAGACTTTAGCAGCGCAAGCGATGCTGTTGGTGGCGTCACGGATGCGATGGACAATACCACCAAAGCGACCGGCAAAGCTGCAAAGGCGTTCAAGAACTACATCATGGGATTTGATGAACTGAACGTCATCCAGAAGGACAGTGGCTCTTCCGGCGGTTCAGGTTCCGGTGCTGGCGCTGCTGGCAACCTCTTGGGCGATGTAGACCTGTCTGGCTACGATATGTTCAAGAACTACGTTGGTTCTTCTGTTGATGAAATCAAGGCAAAACTTGAAAAGTTGCTTCCGCTTATCTCTGGAATTGCAGCCGGGTTTGCGACATGGGCAATTAGCAACTCAGTTCTTACCGCTCTTGAGAAAATCAAAGGCGAAGGTTCTTTGATCGAAGCAGTCTTGAAGCTTTGGAAAAACCCGATAATGGCAGCTGCGGTTGCCGTTGGCATTATTGTTGCAAGGTTTGTAAGCCTTTATCAGAATAGTGAGAAATTCCGAAAAGGTCTTGAGCGTGTAAGGGCGCTTGTCTACCTCGCGGCGGAAGGATTCAAACAGGGTTGGAACATATCACTTACCGATGGGAAACTCGGAGAATCCATTGAATACCTGAAAGAATCTCTTTCCAATCTTGGACAATCTATCCTGAATCTGCTTCCTGAAAGCTGGCAGGAAGGAATCACTTCCGCGTTTGATTCCATTTCAAAAGTTGTGAAGAAACTCGACCTTGACGTTTGGGATTTAGTTACAACGCTTGCTGGCATCGGACTTATCGTGTCCGGCCATCCTGTTGCAGGTCTTGCGGTTATAGGCTTTGAAGCTATTTCCGTAGCCGTTCGCGGGCTTGGAAGTGAAAACCAGAAAACTGCCTTTGGAATGGAAACTGACTGGTTCAATTCCTTCAAGTCTATTGGCGAAAGCGTTGCAAACTTTGCGGCTGCTGCCGTTACCGCGATTGGGAACATCATTAACGATATTGCAATCTTTGTTGGTTGGATTAAAAACGGAGTTTCCGAAACAGACCGCTTGGATTTGCAGATGAATGGCAACTTCATTGAAAACTTTGTGATGGGCATTGCCCAAACAATCCACAATATAGGCGTTTTTGTTGGTTGGATTACAAGTGGCGTTGATGAAGCTGACCGATTGGCAATTGCGGCAAATGGTAACTTCGCTGAAAAGTTTATTCTTCTGATTGCTGACGTTATCAACGGAATTAAAGAAGCCGTGAAGTGGTTCGGAACCCTGATTGAAAAAATCTCGAAGTTCAATCCTGTTAGCGTTGGCAAAAACATCATAGATGGCATCGCAAAAGGCATCGTTGGCAAAAAGAACGTTGCAGATGATGCTGTCAAGGTTGTAACGAACGGAATCCAAGAAAAAGCACAGACTGAACTTGGCATACACTCCCCTTCCAAAGTCTTTAAGGGCTACGGTGGTTACATCGTAGAAGGTCTCGCCAACGGTATCTCCGCTGCCAAAGACCTTGCGGTGAAAGCTATCCAGTCCGTGTCTGACGCGGTAAAGACCATCGGCTCTCAGCTGGCAGACGACAACTACGGTCTGCGCGATGGCTCTATCAGCCTTTCCGTTGACGCAAGCGGTAAGTCCATGATGGAAACCGCAAACGCACTAAAACGCACGATGCGCACCACCAATGATAGTTTTGGCGGTTGGTTCAAGAAGATGAAAACCGACTTGGGCGATTTCACGGAGGGCATCAACGCGGTTACTAAGGCGGGCAAGGACATCTCCAACGGCTTCAAATCTTCTATTGACGCACTTACCGCTGCATCGAAGTCCATTCTAAACACGCATGATGGTTTTGTGAGCGCAGTCTCTGATATTCGTTCTTTTGTGAAAAAGAGCGTTGCGGAGATAGAGAACGAGTACCAGTACAACGGTTTCTTTGGCGCTGCTGGTCTTGCCATTCAAAAGGCGTTTGAGGGCGTGTACCTTGTTTTTGACAAGGTTTCCACTGCCATCAAGAACGTGTCCGACACCATCGATAGTGTGAAGAACGTTATCACCACCTTTAATAACCTGAAAACCAAAGTCGGCGAGGTCATCGACCAAGTTCCCGCTTTGAAACAGGCGTATGGTGGGCTGAAATCCTTCTTCGGCGATTTGTTTGACAAAGATAAAGGCATCGGGAAAATCGTTTCTGATGGTTTTGACTTTATCAAAACAAAAGCCAGCGATGTAATAAGCTGGCTTATACAAAAAATGCAAGGAATCAAGTTTGGCGGTTCTGGCTCTTCTTCCGGTGGATTGGCCGGTAGCGCAGCGGCATCCGGTGGAGCGTTGTCTCACCTTGGTGCTTACGGCGGAATAGGCGCTGGTGTTGGCCTTGGCCTTTCTGGTGGTATCCAGTGGTGGAAGGACATGATAGGGACTTGGAAGGATTCTGACAAGTCTGCAGGTACAAAAGTTCTTGAATCCATAAAACACACCCTTTGGGATTTGTCGCCTATTGGAGCACTCGTAAATCTTGGCAAAAAGATTTTCGGCTTTGCAAGTGGCGGTTTCCCCGATGCCGGGCAGCTGTTCATTGCCCGAGAAGCCGGTGCAGAGATGGTCGGCTCTCTGGGTGGCCACACAGCAGTTGCCAACAATGACCAAATCGTTGAGGGCATCCGCGAAGGTGTTGAAGCTGCAATGGAGCGGCAGAACCAGCTGCTGCGCCGTCAGAACGAGCTGTTGCAGGCTCTGCTTGAGAAGGAAGGGAGCGCAGAGATCAACGTGTCCAGCTTCTATCAGGCAGTGAACAGAACAAACCAGCGCAACGGCAAAACAATTATCCCGGTAGGTACTTAAAGGAGGGGCATTTATGGAACTTGACCAGTACAATCCGATTCGGAGTGTGGATGGGCAGTATCTTAAATGCCCCTCTTCTTATCAGTGGCGGTTACAGGACATTTCGGCATCCGATGCCGGACGCACAGAGGATAACAAGATGGACAAAAAACGTCTTGGACAGTGCGTCAAGCTAGAACTGGAATGGAAGTACACCACGATAAAAGAAGCCGCTGCTATCCTGAAAGCGTTCAACCCGGAATACATCAACGTTACCTATCTTGATGCAATGGCTGGCGATTGGAAAACCAGCGAGTTCTACGTTGGCGACCGTGCTGTTCCGATGTACAATTCAAGGATGAATCGCTGGGAAGGGATATCTTTTAACATCATTGAAAGGGCTGCACACTGATGGTCAATGTATCGCAAGATATCATAAAATCCTTCAACGAGGGCAACAAACAGACTGCTCTTATTGAGGTTACTGCTGGCAGCAAGACGTTCACCATCACCGATGCAGATATCATTCAGGGCGGGTTGAAGATTGACCGGTACTGCGTGACCAACAGCAAAATTGAGGTCGGCTCTGCGGTTGCGTCCGAACTGTCCTTGAAACTGCGAAACTACGATGGCAAGTTTAACGATGTTTCCTTTGAGGGCGCTGTCCTGAACGTCAAAATCGGCATCAAACTGTCCAGCGTCCTTGAGGGCGCAACGCTTGGCAAAGGCATTCTTGGGCGCATGATTCTTGGTTCTGCATCTTCCGATCAAGACGTTGCGTATGTTCCCTGTGGTTTGTTCATTGTGGACACGCCGCCAAGAAAGCTAAGCACTATAAGCATTTCTGCATTGGACTACATGGTCTTGTTTGACCGTGAGGTGAACGCTTCTGCCCTCTCTTTTCCTATTCATGTTGACGCGCTTATTCAAAAAATCTGCTCCATCTGCAATGTCACGCTTTCAACGGACGTTTCGGCGCTGCCAAACCACTATTTCAGCATCGGCGGTCTGCCGGATACTAACCAAAAGCTGACCTACCGCCAGCTCTTGCAATGGTGCGCACAGCTTACCGGCACTTGCGCGTTCATGAATGGCAGCGGAAGGCTTGTGCTAAAATGGTATGAGCAGACCGGCGTGACCATTACCGCAAGTGAGCGCTATTCCAGCGATATGTTGGAGAACGACATCACCATTACCGGCTTCACCTGTGACGATGGAAAGGGCAACACATACCTGTTTGGCACGGCAGATTACACGCTTGACATAAGTGACTGCGGCTTCCTGACCAACGCCTACGAGGGTGTTTTGAAGGAACTGCAAGCTGCACGCGGCGGGTTTGCCTACCGCCCATATAGTGCCACTATCAAGTCTGCACCGTATTTGTTCCCGCTGGACATGATACGCTACAAGGACAAAGATGGCGTTGTGCATGATACCATTGTCACCAACGTTACGCTTGCTTTGAACTGCAATACGGCGATTTCCGGCGCTGGCGAAACGGTCACGAGTTCTTCTTACGCGCAGTCTACAAGCGGCGTTACAAGCCAACAGGCGGCAACAGACAGAGCAAACCTCGAAAAGATAAACCAGACCGCCACGCAGACGAACCAGACCAAGAACGACTTGACGCAGTTCAAGACGCAATATTCTTCCGATTTTGAAAAGACGCAAGCTGCCATTGAATCCCGCGTCACGAAGGAAACATACCAAACTGACATGGCTGGCGTTTCTACGCGTATCGGTGTAGCAGAAACAAAGATTTCTCAAAACGCTGATGCTATTACTCTGCGTGCAACAAAAGAAGAGCTTGCGACTGCAAAGTCTGACGCAATTAACAGCGCTGCTGCGGACGCCACAAGCAAAGCAACCGCAGCCGAAAGCAATGCAAAGTCTTACGCGGACGCGCAACTGAAAGTTACCAACGAAAAGATTGAAACAAAGGTTTCCAAGGGCGATATTGCTTCCACGATAAATCAGACTGCACAATCGGTGCAAATCGAAGCGTCCAAAATCAACCTGAAGGGCGCGGTAACGACTGAGGATATTTCCGCTGATGGTCTGAACGCAAAGGTGATTCAAGCCGGAACGATTACCGCAACGGAAATCAAAGCGGATACGATTACGGCTGGAAATCTTGCTTCTGGTCAAGTCATGGTCAAAATTTGGGAGAACGCAAGCCAAGATTCTGCATTCCAGACACAAAATATCATCTTAAAAGATAATGCATGGTCGCAAATTATGTTTGTTTTTAATGGAGCAAAATCAGAAAGCGTTAAAGTTGACGGTCAAACGTATAAAATTGGGATGCCAAACATCACTTATACAATTCCATGCCCTCATAGAGATGATACTTCATCGGTTGAGGTATATTACAGCGCTTCTGCCGTTGCTCCAGCAAGTGGTTCTCCTACGTTTGGCGCTTCATCGTTGCCTTTAATCGCAAGAAGGCTTTTTAGTGCTTGGAATGAATTAGAAAATGGGGAAAATCGAATATATTTTGTTTTTCAAGACGCAATGCTTTTATTCTTTAGTGGGGCATCTAGTACTCCATCTGATATTTCAAGCGGCAAAAAATATGGCAACCGTCTTGTTAATGAGTATATGATTCCAATTGCAGCTTATGGCATTAAATGAGGTGACGTTTTATGATTGCACTAAACGTTGACAAAAAAACAAGTCGTGTCCTTAGTGCTTCGCTTCTCTTTAACGGCGCATCCATGCCTGGAAGCGTAGAGGTTGAAGCGCTGCCCGATGGCAATCTTTACGATTATCTGTATGTCAACGGGGAGTTCGTCTACTCCCCGATTGAAAAACAAGAAGAGGAGGTAACCTATCAATGAGCTATCAAAAGCAGAACTTTGCAAACGGTGAAGTGCTTACCGCTCCGCAACTGAACCACATCGAGGACGGCATTGTGGACTTGGAAAGCAATTCAAGCACGGCGCTTGCTGGCAAAGCAGATAAAACAGAAGTGCAAGCGAACGCAAAAAGCATTTCTGATGAAATTACCCGCGCCAAGAGCGAGGAGCAGCGCTTGGGCACCGCCATCACCGCCGAAACCGCCCGCGCGGAACAGGCAGAGCAAGCGCTCTCCGAGCGTACCGCAGCCCTCGAATCCTGCGGATTTGTCGTGGTTGACGGCAAGATCTGCATGAAATACCGCAAATCCTGAAAGGAGTAACACATGGCTGAAAACGAAATTAGCACGCAGGCACCTGCCACTGAGGTGGTGGAGCCTATCTATCTGGACAAGACCGCAAAAGACAACGGCAAAAAGCTTGACCAGATGACCGCTGCCCTGCTAGGTATGTCCAGTTCGCTGGGCGTGATTGCACGGGCACAGACCGGCGTGGTGGAGGAGATGGACTATAACGGCATCAAGGCCGTGGTGGCTGCCGGTAACGCACCGGCGGTTTTCCCGGTGGGCACCCAGCTTGTCAACACCTACACCGGCAAGGACGGCAAAGTCTACGACTGCCCGTGGGACGTGGTAAAGACGGACGATATCGCCGAGGGTGAGACCGGCACCACCGCACCCGCAATTGTGCTGCAGATGCACTACGCATCTCTGGAAGATATCCAGTTTTCTGCATATCAGGCTTTCTATGTTGTGCCCGAGGCCGGTCTGGTGGCTGGCACTTACAACGTAAAGTTTGGTCTTGACTGGGGCGCCAACGTCAAGACCGGCACCACCTACCAGTTTACCCTGACCAAAAATGCGCCCGCTGGTGCACGCTTGACCGGCTTCTACAACGCCCCGGATACTGCTCCCACCAGCTGGAAGGTCTACGTCTACAAAGACCAGAACAAGAGCGAACTGCTGGAGACCTGCAACGTCTCTGCCGGTGAAGCCGGTACCAATCTGGGCACCTTCCTTGCTAAGCCCAACGGCAAGCTGAACGGCTTGCATCCCGTGGGCTACGGCGACAACCGGTGGTGGAAGTCCGCATACCGGCAGTACCTCAACAGCGATGCAGCTGCCGGTGGGTGGTGGACTCCGCAGGATGAATGGGATATGAAGCCCGATCAGGCAGACACCGTGCCCGGCTTCCTTGCGGGCTTCTCTGATGACTTTAAGGCTGCCCTGACCCGCGTGAAGGTCGTGACCTACGGCAACACCGTCACCGATGACGGCAGCGCTGTGGTGACTTACGACAAGATTTTTCTGCCCTCCCTGCAGGAGATCTACTGCTCGCCGCAGGTGTCCGGCGAGGGCACCGGCTACTGGCCTTACTGGAAAGAGCGCACCGGCGCAAAGACCCCGCAGGCTCTGTGGCAGACCTACCCGCTGCGCATCACCCGCGATCTTGCACAGCGCACTGTGGGCCGCTATGTGCGGCTGCGCTCTGCGAATCGTGGCGGCGGCAGCTATGCCTTCCGCGTGAACTCCAGCGGCGACGTCGGCGCCTGGGGCGCGGTCTACGCGTATCGCTGCGCCCCGGCTTGCGAAATGACCAATCTTAAATAATCACCGGGCAATCCCTTGCCCGGTGAGAAAGTGAGTGCTATCCCATGGCAATGCGCAAAGACCAGATACCGGACAATAAATTCACGCTGCCGCTTGACGCGCGTGAGCTGGCACTGTATACCAGACAGATCACCAAAAACGCGAAAGTGTTTGACCTCGGGATTGACGCAAGTCTTCCCGGCCAGCTACGCGCTACGGCAGACCGGATATTTTTTGATATCTTCGGAGCAAACGACCTCCGGCTGGACAAGCCGAACGAAAGAGAGGAGCGCTTTAAGCTTCAAAGGCACGCCGTCCGGCTGTGCACCGTCCTTTTGGCGGAGATAGACATGGCAAAAGCCAGCTATCACCTTTCTGGCAAACGGTGCTCTTTCTGGGGCAACACTGTGCGCGATATCCGGCAGCGTTGCCGGGACTGGCACGAGAGTGATGCAAAGCGTGCAAAAGCGCTTTGACATAAAAATGGCTGTAGGCTAATGGGCCGCAATGTGCGGCTGCGCTCTGCGAATCGTGGCAACGGCAACAATGCCTTCAACGTGAACTCCAGCGGCAACGTCAACAACTGGAACGCGATCAACGCGAATCGCTGCGCCCCGGATTGGACGGCAGCACGCCCACAAAAGCCCCTGCATAGCAGAGGCCGGGCAAAAACTGCCGTGCAAGGAGCCGAGTGCCATGTCTGTCCTCTGGCAGACGAACAATATCAGCCGGACGTGGCCACCCTGCGGGGTGTTGACCGCTATCACCCGGCAGATCCTTGCGAGGAGAGCTGAAAAAATCAGTGCAAGAAGAAGAAATAATAATCGGGTTCGATGCCCTGTATAATTCCGAGGGCAAGTGCGCCAAAGGCGTGTGCCGCAAGGCAAGCGTTGGACGGTTTCACCTGTTTCGGATGGACGAGATCCTGAAACTCCAAAAGGAGCTCGCGACAGGTACATACAAGGCACGGCCAACAATCAAAGTTAGAATCACCTATCCCAAGCCCCGCACAGCGGTTGCGAATGGCTTTCGGGATAGGGTATACCAGCGCTCTCTCAACGACAATGCTGTTTATCCAGCAATGACACGGAGTTTCATCCGGCAAAACGCGGCCTGTCAGACCGGCAAAGGTACCGACTGGGCGCGCAAGCAGGTCAAGCTCATGATGGAGCGCGAATACCGGCAACACGGCGCTGATGGCTATGTGCTGTTGGTAGATATCCGGCACTATTACGACACGATGCCCCATGACGTGGCAAACCGCTGCTTTGAGCGGCATCTGCCGCCAAGTGTGCATAACCGCGTGCGTGAGGTGCTGGATCGTCAATATACCGGCGAGGCCGGTTATAATCCGGGCAGCCAGATGGTGCAGCTTGCCGGGATCTCGGTGCCCGACCCCATAGATCACTACATCAAGGAGCGCCTGCGGGCGAAAAAGTACGTCCGTTTTATGGATGATAGCCTCATCATCCACCACGACAAGGCACGGCTTGAGGAGTGGCGGGAGGCGATCCGCGCCCGGTACGCTGCCGATGGCATGGAGCTGCACCCGACCAAGACCAAGATCGTCAGGCTAAAGGATGGATTCCGTTTTCTAGGTTTCATCTACCGCTTGACCCCGGCGGGCAAGGTCGTTATGACCGTTGACCCGCAGAACGTCAAGGCCGAGCGCAAGCGCCTGTTTCGGCTTGCCCAGCTCATCAAGGCAGGAGAGAAACCGGCATCTGCCCTGTATGAGCAGTATGGATCATGGAAAGCCCATGCCGCTAAAGGCAACTCCAAAAAGCTGCTGCAGCGCATGGATCAATATGTTAAAACTCTGCTGGAGGGGATAACGACATGAAAATTGTTCGCAACACTGGCGGCATCAAGACCGCCGCCGAAAACGAGAACCGGGACGCGGATTTGGCACAGATCGCGTCTATGGTAGATTTCCTGTGCATTCTGGCCGATGTGCCCATTGAGGACGAGGCCGCAGACAAGGAGGGCATGAGCCATGAGCGATAAGTACAGCGCGATCTTCGGCAAAGCGAAAGACGAGTACGAGGCGGGCCGCTGGTCTAAGGCTATGCTGCGCATCCTTGTGCAGCGCAAGCCCCAGCGCCTGACCGCAGAGGAGTACGAAGAGATCACCGGCGAAAAGTATTAAGGAGCAGAGTATGAGACCTATCATGGATGTTTCCCGCTTTCAGGGCAGCATCGACTGGGACAAGGTCAAGGCAAGCGGCCTTGTCTCCGGTGTGATGCTTAAAGCCGTGTCCACAAACCGCAAGCTGAGCAAGCGCAAGGATGGGCTGTACATTGACCCAACGTTTGAGCGCAACTACGCCGAGTGCAAGCGCGTTGGTCTGCCGGTTGGCGTATACTACTACACCTACGCCACCGATAAAGAGATGGCAGACGCAGAGCTTGCCTTGCTCAAGACTGCCTTGACCGGAAAAACCTTTGAGTTACCCATCAGCGTGGACGTTGAGGACAACAAAATCAAGAAGCTGTCCACGCAGTCGCTAACCGACCTTGCCGCCTATGCGCTTGATACGGTAGAGCGCTGGGGCTTTTATGCCCTGCTGTATGTCGGACTAAATTTTGCGCAGACGGAGTTGTACATGGGTGGCGCGGCGCTCAAGCCTTATGACGTGTGGCTGGCTGCCTACCGCAGCAAAAAGCCTGAACCGGGCTGGCCGTTCGGCTTGTGGCAGTACACCAGCAAGGGCAAGATTCCTGGCGTTGTGGACGCGATACCGGGCAAGATTTCCGGTGTGGACTTGTCTGTGCCCTACAAGGACTACGCTAAAATCATCGCAAAGAAGGGTCTGACCCGTCTCCGGGAGGGCGCATGAGCGAAGCAATCATCGTGGCAATCATCACCGGCGGTCTGAGCCTGATCGGCGCGATCGTCTCCAACAACCACACCGCCCAGAGTATGGACGCTAAGTTGGACAAGCAGCAGGCCGTCACTGAAACCAAGCTGGAAGATCTGACCCGCGAAGTTCGGGCGCACAACAACTTTGCCCAGCGCATCCCGGTGCTGGAAGAACAAATCAAGGTGGCAAACCACCGCATCGAAGATCTCGAAAAAGAGAGAGGAGAGTAACACATGGAAACCATTCTTAACACCATTCTCACCCCGCTGCCCTCGTGGCTGGCACTGGTGCTCATCGTTGTGGGCGCTGTGTCGCTTGTGCTGGGGCTTATCCGTCTGGGCTACGGCGCAGCGGTCAGGACGCTGGTGCTTGACCTCATCGACCAAGCAGAACATGAGATTCAGGGCACCAAGCGCGGCGCAGAGCGCAAGGCATGGTGCGTCAAAATGCTGCGCCACTATCTGGACAACAGCCGGTGGGGCAAGCTAGTCTCGTGGGCAATTACCGAAGAGACCATGAGCAAGGTCATCCAGTTTTTCTTTGACCGGGCACGAGCGGCACTGCAAAAGCAGTAAGGAGGATATCATGGCAAGCACTACATACGAGCAGAAACGATTTTGTGAAATCAAGAGATGCGGCAAAATCGACCATCTCGGTAACGTCCCTGTAATGGTGCGCAACGCCGGAGAGCTGCCGCAGCCTTTCTGGCTCGGCATTGCTCATGGCGGCGGCTCGTGTAGTGCTGCCCGCTGCGCTGCAAGGACTTGACCGGCAGAGGATGATCGCCGCCATCAAGAACGCACCGCTTGGGAGGGTTGACCGTAAGATAGCCTTACTGCGGTACGTTGAGCGGCTTCCGCTGCCGGACATTGCAGCGCAAACACATTATAGCCGGACGGCAATCAGCTACCGGCTGAAAGGCATTGATTTGATTTTGGAGGAATCGAATGGTTGTAGGTAAAATCGCAAACAGTCACAATGATGAATACTATACTCCAGCGTATGCAATCGAGCCAATTCTTTGCTATATTCCAAACAATGCAAAGGTTTGGTGCCCATTTGATACAGATGAATCACTGTTCGTGAAGATGCTTGTAGCGCATGGATGCAAAGTTGTTCATTCTCATATTGCCGAAGGACAGGATTTCTTTTCAATGCCTGTCCCGGAATGCGACTTCATTGTTTCAAATCCTCCGTATTCTTGCAAAACAAGGATTTTTAAACGTCTTTTTGAAATTGGAAAGCCATTTGCTATGCTTGTCGGAAGTGTTGGGCTGTTTGACTGCAAAGAGCGATTTGATATTTTTTCGCAGAACGAGTTTGAAATCTTGTGGCTAGGCGGACGTGTTGCGTATTTCAAAAATTATTCCGACAAAGTTCCAAGCGTCAATCCGCCTTATCAGAGCGTATATATCTGTTCCGGCATTTTGCCAAACCGCATTTGTTTTGCCCCGATTGACAAAAAGCACAATGTGATGTAAAATAAAACCAACAAATCCTCCCGGCCTCTCGGAGAAGCGCAAGAGGGTGGATATCTGAACCCGTCAAGCCTCTCAACGATGCGTATCATGGCGGGTCTTTTTTTGTTTTATTCGCACTAGTTTTGTCGAAACTCTTGTCTTGCAAGTCAAAACATGATATTTTATTTTTGCTTCCAATGTGAAGCCCTTAACAGTTAAGCGCTCATGCGGATTTTTCCGTGTGGGCGCTTTTTCTTTTTGTCCTTCGTTGTACCTTCGTTGTCCTTCACTTTTTGCTGATGCGGTACACTGAGAGCACAAGGAGGGATGTTTTATGAGCTATTACCAGATACCCGGAACGCCCTACGTTCCGCAGCAGCCTGTCAATCCTTACGGCGGCATGGGTACAGTAGGGCTTGCCACTTCCCTGCCAAACACGCAGATGCAGCAGCCACAGCCGCAGCGTCCGCAGCCGATGAATGGGCAGCAGCCTGTTCAGCAGTCGGCACAAGATGGCGGCTGGTTGCTTGGCAGACCTGTGTCCAGCAGGGAAGAGTTTTTGGCGATACCGTCCGACCTATACGGAAGATGGACGTATTGCCCGGATTTGCGTAGTGGTGTCATCTACTGCAAACGTCTGAATCCAAACACTTGCGAATCTGACGTGTTAGAGTTTTACAGCCCGGAAGCATGGCGGCAAATGCAAGCACAACAGGCACAACAGACCGCTGCACCGACACAGCAGTATGTGCCTATTGAGCAGTACAATGCCCTCGTGCACCGGCTGGATGAACTGGAAAAGTGGCAGAAGAGCTTTTCTAAGCCCGCTGCCGCAGCAAAGAAAGGAGAATGAGTGATGTCCTCTCCGTTTGATATGATTACTCACAGCCCTATCATGCAGCTTGCAAATCTGGCTCGAGCCGGGCAGAACCCGATGGGGCTTATCCAGCAGTTAAGCGGGCAGAATGCTCCTATCATGCAGGGCTTGAATTTGATTCAGGGCAAGAACGAAGCACAGCTCAGGACGATGGCACAGAACCTCGCCAAAGAGCGTGGCATTGACCTGAACCAGCTGGCAAGCGTCCTGAACCTGACGCTGCCCCGATAACGCATCCCCTCCTCTAAGCGAAACGCTTCTCAGTTTTGCGGACTTGACAAAAACCGCTTTTGTTTGGCTTCGCCCATCGCATACGGCGGTGGGATAGCATAACGCAAAACTGAAAGGAGTTTTGTTATGGACGATTTTGCAACTGGCTACCTGGCCGGGCAGGACGGCGGCAATAACAACGGCGGATTCTTCGGCAACGAAGGTCTGTGGGCTGTTATTATCCTTGCCATCATCTTCGGCTGGGGCACAAACGGCTATGGCCGGAACGGTGGTGACAACGGCATGAACGCCTACATCCCCTATCTGGTCGGCACTGGCGCAACCGGTCAGGGCGGTGCAGACACCCGTGCGGCTCTGTCTGAGGGCTTCTACCAGCAGGACACCTCCCGCTCTCTGGCAGGCATCCAGAGCGGTATCTGCTCTCTGGGCTATGACCAGCTGGCGCAGATCAATGGCATCAACGCCAACATCGCAAGCGGCTTTGCTGGTGTGAACAGCGCCATCTGTCAGCTTGGCTACCAGAACGCACAGCTCGTGAACGGTCTGGAACGCAGCGTGTCCAACGGTGACAACGCCATCAACCTTGCCATCATGCAGGAGGGCAACGCACGGCAGGCTGGCCAGACCGCACTTGCCACGCAGCTGGCATCTTGCTGCTGCGAGAACAAGCAGCTCATCGGCGACCTGAAGTACACCATCGCAACAGAGGACTGCGCTACCCGTCAGGCCATCGCAGACAACGCCCGCGCCATCGTGGACAACTGCAACGCCAACTTCCGCAGCATGATGGACTACTTCACGCAGGATAAGATCGCTACTCTGACCGCTGAGAACCAGAGCCTCAAGTTCGCGGCTTCTCAGGATCGTCAGAATGCGCTTCTGACCACCGTGATGTCCCAGCAGACCGATACCATCCTGAACCGGGTCAATCCTCGTCCGATTCCCGCTTATCAGGTGGCAAACCCCAACGTGGGCGTGAACTGCTGCGGCTGCTGCTAACCAACACACTCCCCGATAACACCGGGTGAACCATCGGGGCAGGGGTAAGACACCTCTGCCCCTGATTTTTTAGGAGGAAAACATTATGGCTTGCAAAACAAGCTGCAAACTCTGCCCGCGCCTCGTCATCTCGAATGCGGTCACGTTCGCCAATGACACGCTGACCATCAACATCCCTGCTGGCGCATACCAGAACGGAGAGAAGTATTGCATCGTGGTTGCCCAGAGCATCCCGGACACGACCACCATCAACGCTCCTGTGGTCATTACCATCGGCGCAGGCACTACCGCATACCCTCTGACCGACTGCAACTGCGCTCAGGCAACTTCCGAGAGCATCCACACCCGCACCCGCTATGCTACCCGCGTTGCAACGTCTGCGACCGGCACCGGCACGTTCAAGTATCTTGGCTGCTTCTGCCGCTCCCACGCTGGTGCGCCCGCGTCCATTTCTTGAGGAGGTATAGATTATGGGCAAGAACAATTTTCGCCGCATGATGATGCTCCGTGACCACGACAAAAACCGTGAGCCGGAACGTGACCGCCTTGAGGAAGAGCGTGACCGCAGGGAGCGTGAGATGGAACGCCGTCTGCGTAAGCTGGAAGGTGGCAACGACCGCCATCCCTACTATCCGCAGGAGGAAAACCGCTACATCGACCCTTACCCTATCCCCCGCTACCCTGACGTAGAGTATGGGCGCAAGATGCCGCAAATCGGTTTTTCGCAGAACGGCGACTGGGATAAACGGTCTGGTCAGTATGAACATGGCGGTGCGGACAGCCGCTCCATCAAGATGCCACGCCAGCACCTCACCCACGATGAAGCGGAGGAATGGTGCGACAGCATGGTGAACGCTGACGGCACAAAGGGTTGCCACTGGACGTTGGAGCAGACGCAGGACGTTGCCAAACAGCGCAACATCACTTGTGACCCGAACGATTTCTGGGCGGTCATGAACATGATGTACTCGGATTATTGTCAGGTCGCAAAGCGTCAGTCCGTTGACACTCCGGGCTTCTACGCTGACATGGCAAAGGCGTTCCTTGAGGACGCAGATGCCGCAGATGGCAAGGCGTATCTCTACTGGGATTGCATTGCTGATAAGTAAAACAGAACCCCTGTGCGGTCGTTGTGGCTACACAGGGGTTTATTGTTATCTCCAAATCATAAAGCACTTATTGTCTACGCAATCTTGAAGGATTTCTTTGAAGTCTTTGAACTTTGCGGGATTTTCTCTACCAGCATATCCGTAAATAATGCTATCGTCATAATCGCCTATGACTTTCAAAATTTCCTTGCAAGCACCGTACCGAATTTTCCCATCACAGTCTGACTGATAAAGAAAATCTGCAATTTTGATTGGAAGTTCCTTGCTTTCAACCAATCGCTCCGTTTCGTCATCGTACAATTCAAGAGCGTGTTCTTTTTCGGGAGATGGCATATCGAAAATACCATCAAGCTTTTTATAGTGTTCTCCGACTTCTGAACCAACAAGTTCTGCAACTTTCGTTCTCAACTTGAAAAAACCGAAATAGCCCACATCTATTTCACGCCCAGTCTTTTTGCATTTGATTGTTACACCCATTCGTTAATCCTCCAAGAAATCCTCCAATTCAATCTTTCCTTCTGCCGCCGCAACCGCCAGAGCGTACACGAACTGTCCAATCGTCATTCCGTGCCGTCTGGCTTCACGGTTGATGTACTTGCGCTCTTCCTCGCTCATAAGGATGGTAATGCGCTTGGAACGCTTGCCATCGCCACTTGCAACGCCCTGATGTGATTCCGGCATCGGGATTTTTTTCTTTGTCAGACCAGCTTCAGCTAGTGCGCCGGGAACATCGCCTTGTTCGATAAGACGTTGAACTTCCTTTGCCTGTTTCAGCTTCTTTGGCTTACTTTCGCTTACTACGGCATTGTTCGGCTGTGTTTCGCTGTCTTTGGCTTGCTTCGGCTTAATATCGCTTAACTGTGCTTCATTAGGCTGTGTACGGCTGTCTGTGGCTTCATTAGGCTTAATCAATGCTTGTTCGGCTTCGTTCGGCTTCGCTTGGCTTACTTCTTCTTCCTTTGGCTCACTTCGGCTTAATGTCTGTTCCGAAAAAATAGGCTGAAAATCAAACCCGCCAAGCAAACCTGAGGATTTTTTGCTGGTCGATTTCATTCTGTGTCAGCCTCCTCATAATCCGAATCTTCAAAGGACGGAGCTTCTGGTAGCGGCATCCAATGCGTCGCTCCAAGATTATTACACCAATCTGTTTTCCAAATAGGTTTACCACCGTCTTCTGGATAGAAGTAACACTGTGCAATATCTGTTCCTGTCAACGGCGATGCAACGAGGACGGGATTGCTTTCAAGTTCTCCGTTTATATCCACCATTTCTGGGTAGTGGTCGCTCACTTTAATCCATTCCTTGCTCCATAACCATTTTTCCTTGAAATATTGTACATCCTTCTTATACTGCTCTTTATCAGTGTCGCCACTTCTGTACCAATCACAGCTATGCAAAACACAAAGCAAATCGTACAGAAGCATACTCAAATCTTTGTCTCCAAGCGGATTTTCTTCTCGTGCAATAATCGAAAGCTCTTTTACACGTTCATCTGCAAGGCCATAATCTGGGTAGCAATGCTGATAAATAGCATTTGCAAGGCTGTCATTTTGATAATCCCAATGTCCACCGCTCATTTTTCTTCTCCTTCTACAATAATCTCTGCCAACGCCTTGAAGTCCTCTGCGCTTGTGCTCTTTGCCGTGTCGCCGCTAAACAGGCTGTGCCGCTCTGCCTGCGCCTTACGAACGCCCATAGACGGTCTAATCTTCACATCCAACAGCGTTGTACCCATACTCTGTGCAATCACCGGAAGCTGCTCCACAACCTCTTTGGACAGGTTCTCCCGGCTCTTGTACTGGTTCAAAAGCAGACCTTCAATCTTCAAAGTTGGGTTGAAATATCTGCGAACATCTCCGATTGTCTGCGAAAGCTGGCTCAAACCAGCCAGTGCATATCGGTCTGCTGTGATTGGCACGATAATACTGTTGGCGGCGATCAGCGCGTTCACAAGCGCAAGACCAAGCTGCGGGGGAGTGTCCAGCACAATGTAATCATACTGACCAGACACGCTTTCAAGGGCTTCTCGTAGCCGGAAGTTCTTGCCCATGTCCCGGACGAGCTGTTCATCAATGTCCTTCAATGCGTTGTCAGACGGCAGAATGTCACCGGCTTCACAGTGCTGGATTCCTTCTTCGACCGTACCTTGCCGTGTCATCACATCGAACAGGGTGCATACGTCCTCTGTCTGTGCGCCGTAGGTGTCCGTTGCGTTGCACTGGGCATCGCAGTCCACCAGCAGGACTTTCTTGCCAAGCAACTGCAACGCACCAGCCAGACAGGTGCTTGTGGTGGTCTTTCCTGTGCCGCCCTTCTGGTTGGCGACAGCTATGATTTTTGCCATTTTATCACTCTTTCTTTTTAGTAGAACGGCCATGCTGCTTTTATCTCGTCTCCGACCCACAACACAGGCGTGACGTGCCATGCAATTACAGTTTCTTTGATTTCATTACTATCGGAATCAAACCATTTGCCGTTGATTGTATCGTACTCGCCGGTTATGAAACTTTTTTCTCCTGTTTTCTCATCTTCGATACGAAGTAAAAGCCCATGCGGCCATCCTTCTAGGCTTTTATCCGGCATAACATCTTTAGTCATGTACCACTTGTCTTTGTCAAAACCTTTCGGAAACATTGGAACCATACTCTTTCTCCTTTCTGCATTATCTGCTCAATGTGCTACATCTGACTACTTCAAGAAGCTATCATCAAACGTAGCATAATCGTCAAGGTCTGCTTCTTTCAAAATTGAGTACATATAAGCGCCGGGGTCTTTTTCAATCCTATCAAGTCGCTCGCTGACTAGAATCCTGTATGCATTCTCAATGATATTCACAACAGCTTCTTTTTTCTTGTTAGGCTTGATGTTCGGATACTTCTCCGGCAATCTCTTTGCCACCAGCTTTGCGGTCAAGATACACTGGTTTTTAGACATCTCCGGTGCAATAGATGCCCAATCCACATCCTCGTATGCGCCGCTACGGGGCTTTCTGGCAGGTCGTTGGCTCTTTGGAACATCTTTTAGCTCTACGCTTTCAACCTCGTTAGCTTCCACGTCTATGACTGGCTCATTAGACTTGAAAGCCACATTGAACTTCACAGCAACCGCATTGCGACCTCTCATGACCTTGTCATATTCAACGCACAGGTCTGATACTTCGTTTATTTCAGCTACCGCAATATCAATGACACGCCGCCTAAGATGCTTGAACTCTTGATAACTAGGTTCTCTTGCACCAAGCTGTTCCCTTAATCTATCCAACGTAATTTCGGGCTGGCTCACGCCACGCCCAATAAACTCTCGGAGAATCGAATACAACAAAATGCTATACTGCGATTTCATATTTGCTGTGTAGCGTAAACGGTACTTGACATATCCACGCTCCGCAATGTCGAAGAAAACAGGTTGCAGAAGCGGATTGCAACACAATGACACAGTAATATTCATTAAACTAGGTTCAAAGTTTACAGTTGCTCTACTGAACAGGGGATACAAGTCAAACGAGCCTGAACCGTCACCTCTAGGAACTTCAACAGAGTTGTCGATGAAATGCTTAACCTGTGCTTTCAAATTCCTAGAGTTGATTTTCAACCCCAGAAATTCGCAATATTCTTGTAACGTAAACTGAACCGTTGAAGTTTCAGGGTCTCTCGGATTGATACGGCTAAGATAAACTTCAAGTAACCGTAGTTCTCCTGCTGTATAATCAGTGAACTTTGCCCAAACAAGCTGTCTGCTTTTTTCAACCAAGTTCCCGCCTTTAATATCAGACAATCTTATCACGCCTCCTCTCGTATAAGAGTATATCACAGATAGGTGTACAAATCAATAGCAAATGTACACCTATTTCCACTTCTTGTACACCTAACTGTCCACATTTCGTACACCTATTTCCACAATCTGTACACCTATATCCATTTTTTGTACACCTCTTTACATTATATAAAACAAGACTATTAACAAGATTATAAAATAACTTCTACTAATAGCAGAAGAAGAAAATTTTCCACAAAATCTTTTCTTTCTCTCTTAAAAAGTGGAAAACACAAAGCGAATACTACCAAATAAACAGATGTTCAACATCCGAAAGGTCGAAGCACTTAACGGTTAGGTTTACCTAACGTGTACAAAAAGTGGATGAAAAACTTTTAAGCCGGTGTTATGGGGGACAGAATGACAAGACACTCAATCGCAAACAATAAATTAGCGATAATCCGCTATTTATTCCGCACGAATATTGTCGATTCATAGCCTATGGGGGACGGATTGACAAGGCAAATTTGCCCGATAGGTGTACAAAAAGTGGATGAACGTGTACAAAATGTTCTTCAAAAACTGCGATAATTCGACAATCATCCAGTTATATTATTTGGATTTACGGTATAGGAATCATTGGACTTCATAGCAGCTTCCGTTCCAGCATCCTGCGCCTGATAGAGAATTTCCATCTTTGGGGCGGTACCGTTCGGGTCTGGGTCTGTTCCGGTGGCCTGTGCCATCTCATAGCTACCAGACACCATCCGGCAGACAGCGACCCTGTCCTTCAACGGCGTGTGGAGGTTTGCCAGAATCTCCGTCAACACGCCGATATGGTCTGAACCGTGATCTCCGTACCGGATGTACAGCAGGGCGTCTATCTCATAGGAAGAACACTCCATCATAGCATCTATGAGAATCCGCCGTTTTTCCATGTCGGAAGGGTCGTCCTCAAGGTGTTCAAGTAGTCCCGGATGAATACAAGCGTCCATGTATCGAGCGACCGATACGCCGCAGCAGGTAAACCAGCGCATAGCCATTGGAAGGGAAATGGCTGCCAGACCTTGCTCCCAATTTGCTATCGTGCCACGATTTACGCCCATTCTTGCCGCCAATTTCTGCTGGCTCAAGCCGGAATGCATTCGCGCCATCTCTAATGCTTTGGCTGTTCTTACCAAATATTCATCCATAAATTCTCACCCTTTCAACAAAATCCAGCAAAACTGCCGGATTCGACAAGCCAAAAAATGGAAAAAGCTGCTATGGAGAACCAACAGCAGCCTGTGTTATAACTGTACCATCGAAAAAAACAATCAAAACAGGAGGTAACAACATGATTATCATTGACGGAATGCCCGCATCTGAACCGAACGAAAACAAAACGCCGAAACCGTGGGAGGGTTAGTGTATGAACCAGATTGACACTATGCTCATTCCCTATGCCCGCCAGACCGCCTTAAAGCTGGTCTACAACCTCGCAAACAACGATGCTGATAAGTTTGCTTATGAAGAAGCAAAAAACGTTCTTGAACGCGCCATAGCCGCCTTAGACGATGGACGCGACCCGGCAGATAGCATCGAACGCATTGACGGGCAGCTCGTGGAGCTGTGATTGGAGGAAAGATGGATAGGCGTTGTCCCTTTTGACTTGAACACTCTCGGCTTCCCTGACGTGAAGTAATGGATGCGAAGAAAATGTTCGATTTTTACAAAGTTGTTCAAAATACATTGACTTGACAACCATAAGATGTATAATCGTATCAAATGAACATCTGCACTTACCGATTGGGAGGATATGCCACAATGAGTGAACAGGAAAGAACTAAGATTGACCGATTTATTGCATGGCTGCTGGAACATCCTGAAAAGATTCAGGCAGCTAAAGAAATAATAACTAACGCATGACAAAACCCCTTGCGCATAAGGCTACCGAAAGCCCGGCGCAAGGGGTTTTATTTGTACCGGGTCAATCTTCACAGACCTTCATCAGTTTTAAGAACCGGCTAGAATCAGATTTTACAGTTTCGCTTCCGTGATGCCCATCTTCATACGTCACATAAAACGTGACGGTGGTTTTAGATTTTGCGGATGCTGCACCGTAAACAGCACCGGGCAATCCGGCAATTGAACCGCCAACAGCGGAACGGAGTGCGGCGCTTCCGGCCTTCTTGCTTTCACCAGAGCCTACAATCTTTGCGGACACAGGTGTTTCGTACATTTTTGTTTTGAGCTTTTCTCTTTCAAGAAACATATCGTATCCGCGTTTACCTTTTATCAACATCATAGCCCCAATGGCTGCAACGATTAAAAAGGTGGTTGAAGAATACACAAGGAAAATAAATGAAGCAACCAAGAAAAGCACACCGAAGGCAAATGAAAACCTATCACCCATGTGAGAACTTTTGTCGTTCAGCAGTTCTTCTTTGCTAAATTTCTTTTTGCCCACGCCGTCACCTCACATCGTTTTGATAAGCTTCATCAAGGCTTCACGTTTTTCTTTTGACATCTCCACCAACTTCTGCTCAATCCATTTGATATCCGCGTCAACTTCACCTTTCGGCTGCTGGGGCGGGTTTTCTTTTTGACTACCAGTCAGTTCTTCAACTGTAACGCCTAGCGCGTTGGCTACTGGCGAAAGCATTTCATCTGGAAAATCTCTGTCGGTAGTCAGCATTTGAGAGATATAACCTCTGCTTTTCCCGATTTCTCTGCACACAAAGGATATATTCACACCTTTGTCGGCAGCGATTTTCTTGGCTCGCTCCACATTGCGCATAGAAAAAGACCTCTCTTTTTGTGCAAATAGACAAATGTTTACAGAATTGAAAATTGACTATTGAAAAATAGCCACTTGGCTAGTATAATATGAAGCATAGGGCAAACAAAAACCAAGACCCCTGACAAATCTATCAGGAAGTCGCTAGAAAATGTTCACTTTGTACTTCGCAACTACATAGTAGCATATTTTCTAGTAAAATGCAAGCCAAGAAAGGAGAATGGCTAGTGAATCTTTCTAAAATCGACGAGTTTCGCAAGTTACATGGTCTGTCTCGTACTGACTTGGAAGTAGCCGCTGGTTTAAGCAACGGCGCACTGGGCAAGTGGGAACGCTCCGCAAATGGGCCGAGCATTCGACAGCTTGTGAAAGTCGCTGATTACTTCCGTGTGTCGGTAGACGCTTTGCTTGTGAGAGACAAGCAGTAAGTCATAAGAAAGGATTAAAAATGAACGACATTATTTTATCCATGCAAAATGGCGAGCCTGTGGTTTCCAGCCGTCAGATTGCAGAGAGCTTCGAGAAGCGTCATGACCATGTGATGCGTGACATCGAAGACATTATGAGGGGTCTCCCCAAAAATGGGGACACCCCCATGTTCTACAAGACCGAGTACGTCCATGAGCAGAACGGCCAGAGCTACCCCATGTATCTGATGAACCGTGACGGCTTCACCCTGCTGGCTATGGGCTTTACCGGCAAGGCTGCTCTCGAGTGGAAACTGAAATACATTGCAGCGTTCAACGAGATGGAAAAGAAGCTGACCGAACAACCGCAACTTACCCGCTCGCAGCTCCTTGCAACTGCGCTGATCGCAGCGCATGAGGAGCTGGAGGAGAAGGACAAGCGGATTGCAGAACTTACGCCGAAGGGCGTTTTTGCTGACGCGGTGAGCGCAAGCAGCCAGAGCATTCTTGTTGGTGAAATGGCAAAGCTGCTGTCACAGAACGGCATCCAGATGGGGCAGAACCGCTTGTTCTCATGGCTGCGTGAGAACGGATATCTGATTAAGGACAGAAAGCGGACGGACTACAATATGCCGACCCAGAAGTCTATGGAACTTCGCTTGTTTGAAATCAAGGAAACGTCCATTGCACATTCCGATGGGCACACTTCTATCAATAAGACCCCGAAGGTGACGGGTATCGGTCAGGTCTATTTCGTTAATCTCTTCTTAAAGACGGAGAAGAGCAAGAAAGTGGAGGACTGAACATGGAGAAGATTATCACCTTAAAGGTTGACCTTGAGCACCCTGATGAAGCCAAGTTTGCCATTGACGCTGCGGCTGAGGCCTACGAGGAAAGCAAAAAGTGCTGGGATGCCTTTGAAATCAACGAAGCCAAAAGCAAAGCACGAGACATTCTGTACAACCTGTGCAATGAAGGCTACAGTATGATATGGACGGTCACGGATGGCGCTGTCGGCCTGACGATCTGGAAAAGCTTTAAGGAGCCTTCTGTTGGCCAGTGCTATATGCCAAAAGAAAGCCTGTTTGACATCTGGGTCGAAAAGCTAGTTGCATTGTGCATTGCCACAGGCAAGGAAGTCCCGAAGTTCATCACAGATAAGGCTGGTGAGTGCTGGTGATGAAATTTCGCAAAGCACAAAGCCACAAGCGCAGACTAAAGCTTGCAATGGCTGCTGGCGTGTCAAGAAACGATGCCAACAAGGTGCTGTGGATGGAGAAATCCATCAACCAGTGCTTTGAACGTCACAATCGTGAAGCCAGACTGAAAGAGGAGATGCAGCGTGGAAGAAAAGTACTGTGAGCGCTGCGGCCTGTATCTTGGCGTGGTCAGACCGACAAGACGTTATTGCAAAGAATGCGCAATATTGGTTGGAAAAGAAAACCAGGCAGCGCGGCGCGCTCCGTATGGTGTTGTTCCGTGCGAATGGTGCAAAAGGCCGATGCGCAAAATGTACAAGTATCAAAAATATCATAAGGAATGTGCAAACGCCGTTAAGCGAAAACAGGCCGCAGACTGGCGGAAGGAACACCCAGACTACATCAGAGCTTCTTCCGATGAATCTAGACAGGAAGGAAATGCAACGAAAGAAAAGCCGAAGTACAGCCTTAAACAAGTAAATGACAAGGCGAAAGAACTTGGAATGAGTTATGGGCATTACAGTGGCTTGCTTGCACAAGGAAAGGTAGACCCTCCCGATGAACGGTAAGTATTACGGAAAGCGGGAAATCCGCTGGCACAGCCGGGAGAAAGACCGGCTGGAACACATCTAACGCAAGCGGAGGATGGCAAACGATGAAGAAAGCAATAAACAGCTTCAACAAAAGCAGTCCGTGGAAGAAGCGCTGGCAAGAGCGTGAACCTTTAAGAGTGGAACATATCGAGAAAGAAAGAGTGAACAAAAATGAAAAAAATCAAAGTAAGAATCACATTCATCGAAGCGGTTCTTGGCACTTGGCCTAGCAACCAGAATATCGCGAGAGAGTTCATCGCCAGCAAGTCCCCGGATGCAAACACTATCGAGGACGAAGTTGCCGCTTTGGGCGCTGATGCTGTGGCAGACAAGGGCATGACCGTGTTCCCTCGCAACGAGAACGGCGAACCCATCCTGTATGACTACCAGATTAAGGGCTTCTTCAAGGATTCTTGCGGTATGCTGGGTCGTATCGGCGGCAAGACCGAGACCGGCAAAAAGAAAGCTGTCAACGAATCCGGCAAGCTGACTGCTTACAAGAAGGTCATTGACGGCCTGATTTTCGTTCAGCCCCGCATGATTCCCATTCATGTAAACGGTGAGATTACCGAGTGCCAGCGTCCTCTCCGCGCCCAGACTGCGCAGGGCGAACGTGTAAGCCTTGCCAACAGTGAGCAGATTCCCGCTGGTTCGACCTGCGAGTTTGAAATCGTTCTTCTGGACGATTCTCATGAGAAGGTCGTGCGTGAGTGGCTGGACTACGGTGCTCTGCGTGGTATCGGCCAGTGGCGCAACAGCGGAAAAGGCCGCTATACCTACGAAATCCTCAATTAATCGCTATGGCAGGGTAGGGATGTGCTGCACTCGGCGTAGAACGGCAACAGCATAGTGACGATTGTCTCAGAAATGCTAAGGCAACGCTTGGAGACGAAGCGACTTGAGCGGCAACGGCGATGCGCTGATTTGACGAGACCTTCAAAGGCATGGCGAAGCAAGGCTCAGACGAGCAATGGAATTGCATGGAACCGACATGAGCGGCACAGCAAAGGCTATGGATGCAAGGCGTAGAATTGACTAGCGAAGGAAAAGCAATGCAATGTAGCACGAAGCGAGGGAATTGCATAGACCAGCTATGGCATGGAAAAATAAACGAAAGGGGATAGAAATGAAAGTTCTTATAGAAATTATTCTGATGTGGAGCGCTGCTCTTGCAGTAGTGTTGGCAGCATTCCTTTTAAACCTGTGGCTTGTACATCTTGTTGAACTACTGGTCGGTGCAAAAGGCACATGGGGAATCATCGTAGCGGCTGCCGTAATGGCAACTGGCTGGATTTTAAGTTTTGGAAGCAAAAAGGAGAACCAATGAAAACTTTGAAAGGAAAGGCGCTTTCCATGGTCGGTCTGGTCGCGGCTATCGCAGCAGTTGGCTGCGGCGATGCGATTCAAGGATGCCAGACCACAGCGCAGATGCTTGGCTGGGTGATCGTGTCCTGCGGGCTTCTCGCAACGGCTATTGTCTTGTGTGCGCTGTCTGTCAGCGCCGAAGAGGACGAACGCAGCGAGCGTGATCGCCGGAAAATCAAGCGTGTTGCCCACCACACCAGCGAGTGGAGGGATGCACGATGAAATGCCCGATGTGCGGTAGCGACAGCATCACAACAGTTGACAGCCGGCCTGAACACGACAGCATCACTCGACGCAGGAAGTGTCTTGTATGTAACTACCGGTGGTCTACCATCGAAATCGACAAAGACCAGTGGCACAGTGCGTTGCAAATCAAAGAGGAACGCAGGAGAGGGAGACCAAAAGATGATTAACCTTGACAGATTCGGTGGCGTGACCGAGCCGGAGGACGGCGTGTATTTCATGACCCGTGAGCAGGAAGCAGAAGCCAAAGAAGCTGACCGACTGGCTGAGATTGAGGACTTGCGGTCTGAAATTGAGGACAGAGAAGCGGAGCTGAAAGACCTCCGTGCACAGTTGGCAGAACTGATGGCGGGTTGATTTTGTACAGCCAAGTTAAGCCAAAGTAAGAACAATGAAGCCTAATGAAGCCGAAGAAAGGAAAGAAAATGGGCAAATACAAGAAAGAAATCAAGCATTGCGAAAAGTGCAATAAGCCTTTTTCAGTGTTCCCAAACAGCACGGAAACTCTTTGCACAAGTTGCAAAAGAGACAATTTGGAGGAGACGCTTCGCAAGAACGGTTACGCACCGCAGCATACGCTTGTTAGGAGCCCTTATGACGGAATCAAGGAAGTGCTTGCTGTCGAAGATGCCGCAATAAGAGCTTCGGGGGACGGGAACACAAGCGTTGAGAAAACGTGCCGTGACTGCGGCAAGCCTTTTGAAATTACCAAAGCAGAGCGCATTTTCTTTGAATCGCACAACATGGCATTGCCTAAGCGTTGCCCGGCTTGCCGCAAAGCGAGAAAAGAAGCGAGGAAGGAGAACAACTGATGGACAACAGCAAAATCCATGAAGCTCTGATGGCTGTTCAGTCAGAGTTGAAAGCCCCGAAGGGGCAGATGAACAAATTTGGTGGCTACAAGTACCGCTCGTGTGAGGACATCCTTGAAGCGGTCAAGCCCATCTTGAAAGCGCATAGCCTTGTGCTGCGGCTTTCCGACAAGCCTGTTATCGTGGACAGTTGGCACTACATCGAAGCCACTGCAACTGTTGAATCGCAGGATGGAGCCACCTATACGGTGACTGCATACGCTCGTGAGCCTGAATTTAAGAAGGGCATGGACGATTCGCAGATTACCGGCACTGCAAGCAGCT